GTCACAGATGCCAATTCGCTGGCCAGAGGTGCGGCAGTAGGTCGGGGCGTTCATTTGTGGATGGCAGTCAGGATCACGACGGCAGTGCTCGTGCCGGCGAACTCGTTGTCGTAGATGCGTGAATAGTTGTGCGTGAATCCCGGCAGCAGCTCCTTGCCTTTGGCGCTGGCCGGCAGGATTGCCACAAGACGCCCGTCCGGTTTGAGCAGGGCTGCGGCTGCCTCTAGGTGTGCCAGCCAGCGGCCTTCGCTGAATGGCGGGTTCATCACGATGCGGTCTACCTTGGACTGGCTTGGCGCCCACTTCAGGAAGTCGACCTCGATGACGCTGTGCCCCTTGGCGCGCAGGATCTCGCAATGCAGAGGGCTGATCTCGACGCAGGTCGTTTGCAGCTGTGGCAGATGGTCGGCAATGCCGCCTTGGCCAGCGCTTGGCTCAAGCACGCCGTGGTGCGGTTCGATCTGTGCCAACTCAACCGCTGCCAGCGCGATGTTCTCCGGGGTCGGGTAGAACTGGTGCGACTTCTGGTCAGGGATGCAGCCAGAGCACACTACGGCGTCCAGCACCTCGACCGGGTTGTAATCGAACTGCCAGTAGTGGCTGACCTTAGTCGCGCCGAGCGCCTGCAGAACCTTTTCCGCTTCTGCCATTGCGGCCTTGTCGTGCTGGCAATAGTCGAAGCGCATCGCGTTCGGCACGTCCTTGTAGCGCTCTGGCCAGCCGTCCAGCTTTTCGCTGACTTGGCGCATCCCGGCGAGCAGGTCAACCACGGCAAACGGCAGCGGCCTGTCGAACAGCTCGAAGTCTTTGAGCTTCTTGGTGCGCTTCGGCTTTGTTCTTAGCTCAGCCGGTATAGCTGTCGGGTGCAGGTTCGCCAGGATAGCGTTGAGCCGCCACGCCATGTCCGGGTGAACTTCAAGGTGAGCCGTCGCCACGCCGCCGTATACGCGAATCCTCAGCGCGCCGCCGTCAACCGCCATCCACTGCCCATTCTGCCGGCTGGCCGCCTTGATCACGGGATCGGTAGAGCCATGCTTTGGCTCGTCGCGCCCCATGAACTTGGCGATCACGCAGCGCAGGTCGTTGATATGCCCGGCCGTCCCGTAGCTGAACACACCCTGGATGATCATGCGCTTGCCGAAGCCCTGTGGCTGGTTGGTCACGTGCTGCCGGCTCAGCGCCCGGAATATCCCGTCCACGCGCTCAGCCAGGAATTGTGAGCGGCTGTGCAGCAGGCTGGTAAGCGTCGACCGCACCGTTGCCTCCTCGAACTCAGGAAGCGCGGGCAGCTCATTCTCTCCGCTGTACTTGCTGGCCCTGCGACCTTCCGGGTTGCGGATCTGCTCGTGCCACTCTTCGCGGCGCTTCTGCGGCATGTAGTCCATCACGTCCGTCATGCGCAGTGCGCGGCTCCAGAAGTCCGCGTTGAGCTGGGCAATGGCGCCCTCGACGCGGAACAGCGCTTCAACCGTGGTCGGCATACTGTGCCGCTGCTCCCGCACGTTGCCTTCGACGAAGTAGTGCAGGGCCGATGCGTTCTGGCCGTCTCGCACAGCCTCTGCCAGCGCCTCGATGTTGCTGCGCGCCGCGTTGTATTGGCCGATCAAGCCGTCAACCAGATCGGCAGACATTGGGGCGAAGAACTCGGAAACGTCCTCTACCAGCTCGCCGTCCAGGTGTTTGGCTACTGCTGTCATGCTGCTTGCTCCTGTGCCTTCCACGCCCCGCACGCCTCGAAGATCAGCGCGGCCTGCGCTTCGTCCAGGCCCTTGCCGCCAGGCATCGCTATCCAGCCCGAGCCGATCAGGTGGTTCGGGTTGCAGCTCTTCACCAGCGCCCGGTAATGCTCCTCGAGCACGCCGGCCAGGCTGTCGGATCGGTAAATGCCCTGCGGCGCGATCTCGCTGGCCTTGATGTACTGTTCGCCCTTCTGGTCGATGCAGAACGCGGCCAGGTAGATGACCCAGCTATGGGCGATGTCGCAGACGGCCTCGGCGATCTGCCGGCTTGGCGCGATGCTGCGGCAGGTCTTCCAGTCGACCAGCCCTTGCCGGCCGCCCGGGTCCATGTTCACGACCGAGACGCGGAACTGGCGGACGATGGCCCGGCTCATGCGATTGAGGCGGGCGTGGGGTAGGTTGCGTTTCATGGCTGGCACACCTCCAGCAGTGCCGCCTCGCTCAGGTCACCAAGCGGCGCGGCGATGTATTGGGCAAGCGCGTAGACGCCCCACGGCTTGCCAGTGATTTCCGCCCGGTACGCCGCGTGGCGGATGGCGTCGAGCACGTCGGGGAATCTCACGGCCACACCTCGCGCAGCGCCTCATTCTGCTTGGCCTGCGGAGTGCCACGCTTGCGAAAGGGCAGGCTGCTCACGGCGGAAGAGCGGCGGTTTCCGCGCGCACGGCTCTTGGCGTCTGCCTCTGGATTGCAGGAGTTGTTGAACATTGCCGGTTTTACGGTGGCTGGCTTGCCGATGCTGTCCGGCAGCTGCTGGATCTTGCCGCCAGCGTTCAGGTATGCAGCCGTGGCGGACTCAATTTGCGCGCGCAGGGGCTCGCCCCGCGCAATGGCAGATGTGTCGATCATGGGTAGGTACCGGGGAGGAGGGCGCGCTGGGCGCCCGTGTTATGCGATGCGAAGGGTAGGCCGTGTTTCCAGGTGAGCGCCTGGCACTTCCTGCCCGTTCTTGATGGCTGCGGCGATGGCTGTCTTGTCGACCTCGCGCTTCCACCGCACGAACTCGCTGTCGTCCGGGATCAGCTTGTCGTCGTCGATCACCACGGACGGCCGGCCTTTGCCGAGCTTCGCGGTGAACGTGCCGTCTATGGCCTTGATCTCGTTGATGCCGCAGCGCTCCATGTTGACCTTGAGGTATTCGCGGAACCACGCCTCTCGCGCCTCCAGCGTCTTACGCTTGGCTGCCACGCGCTTCTCGTGCGCCTTCAGCGCTTCGATCTCAGCGGACAGGTTGAGCGCGTAGGCGGCGACGGCCTGGCCCTTCTGCACGAGGCCGCCTTGTAGCGCCTCAAGGGTGTCGCGCACGACTTCTTCCGGCAGCTCGGGGTCATCCAGCACCTCGAGCGCTTGCTGGTACTCGTCGGCCAGCTGGTAGAGCTTCATGGTCATGTCAGTGCTCCATGAGAAAGGGCGCACAAGGCGCCCTGTGAATTCAGAACGGGATCGAATCGTCGAACGGGTCGCCGCCAGCCGTGTCCGCATAAGCGGCATAGTCATCACCGCTTGGCGCGATGCGCGAACCGGCGGGGCGACGGTCAACCAGAGGCTTGTTCATCACCTGCTGGACCATCTTTTCCAGCTTGGCCGGCGCCGGCTTCTTCGGGTCGAGGATTTCCGATGCGGTCTTCTCCGACTCGGCAGAGAACGGCGCGAAGATGGTCGGACGCGGCAGGCCCTTCTCGCTCTTCTTCTCGATCTCCATTTGAATCAGAAGGCCCACTTCCTTGTTCATCAGTTCAGGGAAGCCAGGGACGGTCGCCTTGACGCGCTGGTTTGCGTCCTTGTCCCACTTCTCAACCTCGACTGGCTGAGGGTCGCCAACATTGCGCAGCGACAGGCATGCCATTAGTGCGTTGATCAGCTGATAACCACCGTCGTTGCGGGTGCCGTGCTGGTAGCTCAGGTTCACGTAGAACTGGCCTTCGGCGCCTTCGTGGGATTTGAAGGTGAAGCCGATCCCGGTGGAGCCGGTTTCCTTCTTCTCCATGTACTCAGCGCGGGTGAACGCGCCGATGTACTTGCCGGCCTCGTCGATGAAGGCCGATTTGTTGTCAGCCGCGCGAGCGGCATTCTGGTCGAGTGCGAACATTCGTGGTTCTCCTTGGGGTTTTAGGCGACGGCTGCCAGGGGCGTGATGCCGTAGTAGTCACAGATAGCCGCGTCAACCACGGCCAGGTCGTTGTCGATCAGGTCTTCGTCGAACATGCCCATCGGCGCCTTCGTCGTGTCCGATCCGTTGTTGCGGGTGCTGAAGTAGTGGTTGCGGTCCTGAACGACTGCCCGGAGAACGATGGTCACCATCCCCTCGAGCGTGATTTTGTCGTCCAGCATCTTGCCGATCGTTTTCATCTTGATCTGGCCGGCGTCCGTCTCCTCGGTGTGGCTGAGGATGTAAACCCGCACGTCGTCCGGCAGCTTCAGCAGCGCATCGAACACGTCCCAGGTGTGCCGGCCAATGTCGGAGAACTTGTCGAACCCCTTCTCCTCGCTTCGCCGCATGAACTCATTGGCGAGCATGTACTGGAAGTCGTCGATGACGATCACCTTGCGCTCCGTCTTGCGGCAGGCGCCGATGATGTTGGCGTGGTTATCGGTGACGTAGGCTTTCCAGTCCTTGGCGCCCTTGAACGGGAGTGGTTTCTTGATGATCTGGATGAGGGCGGTCGAGGCCGGCGACAGGTTCCGCATGGCGGTGCTCTTGCCGCTGCCTGACTTGCCCAGGATGAGCGTTACAGTTGCCATAGTGGCTACCTCGGTTGGTTATCCCATTGCCGCTCTATGCGTGCGGCCTCGTCTTCGTACTGTCTGCGCTGCTCGCCCTGGAATCGCTCGGGCTCGAACGATCCGAGCGTCATCCAGTCGAGTTGAGCCGCAACAGCAGGCGGAACCTGTGCTGTGGTTGGTTGCATGGATTGGTTATCCGAAAAGTTTGTAGATCGCCGCCTCGCCAGCCAGGCCGATCAGCAGCACGCCAGCCAGCACGCCGAACCCTGAAAGGGTCCACCACGCCGCTGCGAATGAGTGGCCTGTGGGGGTGTCGTCGTGCGGGCCGGTGTCGTAGGGGAGGGGGAGGGTGCGGCTCATGCCTGAATCCCTCGCTTGTCATACCGATGCACCCACAAGCCGTTAGGCTCGCGATAGGCGCGCACTGGCCATCCGATGAACCCAAGGGAGCGGGCCAGTTCTAGCGCCTCGCGGGGAGTGGCTGCTGCGACCTCTTCGAGCTGCTCATCGATCAGGGTTTTCACTGGTGCGGTAGTGGCGTTCATGGCTGCTCTCCCTGCGCGCCCATAATCGCGCCGCGAATAAACTCCCACTCCTCGTCTGTGCAGTGCTGCGCGAGAGGCTTGCTTGCTGCCAGCGTGAGGGCTTCGAGGAGGGTGTCGTAATGCTTGGCGAGGACGACTGTTCGGTAGACGGCGCCGACCTGAACGACGAAGTGGCGTGCGTGATCGCTCATGCTGCCTCCTGCTTGATCTGCTCTGCGGTGCTGCGCAACTGCGCCGCGTGGTGCTCGATGAAGGCCGCCTGCAGCTTGTCGATGCTCCAGACGATCTCGTTCAGGGCTTCGTCTAGCCATTCGTTCGAGTAGCCGATGCGGCTGCGCAGGGCGTCCCACTTGCCGGAGCAGATGGACAGGATCAGCGCCTTGGCCAGCGCGGCCGGCACCTCAAGCTTGTCCTCGCAAAACTCGGCGTAGGCCTGCATGGTTGGTTCGTGGAGGCTGTCGAGCGCGGCCAGCACCTGCTCTGCCTCGGAAACGCTGTCATCCGGGCACGGGTATTCCCGAACCCCTGGTTCGTTTCTGTACATGGTGATACCTCGGTTGCCCGGATGGGCGATGGAAGTGGTGATGCAGGTGTGGCTGGCTGCCGAAGTCCAGCTTTTATCCGTTTCCGGTTTTCCCTCGGATATACCGATTGCGGCAAATCCACTGCATCGGAGAGTGATCTGACTTCCTTGGGCGCGCTTTCCCTCGGGTCTGTGGCTACCGTCGCCGCAGATCACTCTCCGATGCAGGCTCGTTACGTGAGCCATTCGGCCGTCTCAACGGGGTGTAGTTGAGTCCCGCCAACGGCTGCCGGTGTTTTTCAGCAATCGAGGCACTGGCCGGCTGATCCTCGTCGCAGGTATCCCGAAGGGCCGCTGCGCTCGGCGGTTTGTTCATGGTTCAAGATGGTTTGTTGCGCTGCCACCACTCCCACGCATACAGCGCTGCGAGGAAGGCGCAGAGGACCAGGACTTCGGGGCCGGTTAGCATGGCGTGCTCGGTGGCGCCGGGAGTGGCATCCAGTGGGTGATGCCGTTGTCGTAGAAGCCCGACGAGTGCTGCCAGCGGCACTCACCCTTCTTCGCCTCTGCGTTGTACATACAGAGCGAGTCGACCCAGTCATCCGGCGGCCTTCGCTGCGGAAGGGCTGAGCAGGCCGGGTAAACGCCAGACTTGGTTGGCAGCCGTTCCTTAACGCTTATCCATTCGCTCATCTCATCCTCCTATGTGCTGATGGGTGCGCATATGCGCGCAGTAGTCTTGCTCTGCTTCGCCCCGGCCAGCTCGAACTGCTGCCCCTGGAACGCTTGCGACATAACCGGCCGGGCCTTCAGGGTTGAATCGCCCAATTGCCCTGGCCGCATCGCTTGGGTGAGTTGTCCCGCAGGACTCGCAAACTCTGGCCATTTGAGTGCTCCAGAAAATTCGGAAATTCCGAATTTGTGCTTATGGGTGCCCGCTGCAGCCTGTCGCCAAGCTGCGGGGGTGGGGTTGGGCCTGCTACCGGCAGGGCGGCGGGTTAGAAACGCTTCTTGGCATTCTCATTGACTTCACGGCGGCGGCGATTCAGCTCAATCAGTCGCTCTGTTTCCGCGTCATCCTCAATCGCATCGAATGCTGCGAGCACCAATCGCGAGTAGTCGCGCCCATCGCCCCCTTAGGTCTGCTTGCCCACTCTTCGGCTTCAATTTCATGTGACTGCCTCGAAGGTTGTGCTAGATGCCGAAACACCAAAGCGCGCCCAGTTGGATGGTGAATAGAACTGAACGGTTTTTGCGATCCTGACGATGTGCTCAGCCCCGAATCGGAACGGCTTACCCTGGTACTGGCGGGGCTTCGTCAGCTTCTTATCCAGGCAAGTGGCGCCAACCACGCGCCCGTCATTCAGGCGAACTCCGTGGCGCAAGGCGCGCCCGCAGTGATCGCAGTTGCAGTCGCTCTCGTAACCAACAATTGCTATCTGAGTCATGTCCTTTCCTCTTGAGTGATGCCCGGCGAACCGGTATCTCGGTTGTCTTCCCAATGCCGACTCATCGAATCGGCATCAGTGAATGTTCCGTTCTCCGTTGCGCGCTATGCCGAGTCGTCTCAGGCCCTGGTCAGCTACTGGCGTCTTCCAGGGCGGCGGTTGCGCAACTTCGCGTGGCTGCATGTGGAGCCACGGCCAGTTCCAGAGCTGGCATGGGGCGGGGAATTTGGTGAGCGCGCTGTACCTTTCGGGACCCCGCCGCGCTGATCTTGAGTTGTGAAAGAGCGATGGGCTTTTCAGGCCCTGACGCGGTGCTGCTGCGTCGATGGGTGAACATTAACCGCCGGTAGATATTCTGTCAACACCGGCGGTTAATTTTTTCTTCGTCAGGAAATTAACCGCGCAACGAGGCGCAGCCGAGGCCCTCATGAGGGAATCAGGAATCAGGAATCAGGAATCAGGAATCAGGAATCAGGAATCAGCCGGGCTCGACATGGCCTAGGACTGTCCTAGGCCCGTACATTGGCTGGAAGAGGCGAGATAGAAGGGCTTGCGGGAATGTCAGCCGAGGGCGCCGCCGCGCCAGATGACGCGCCCGACGATCGGAATGTCGTGCATTGAGGCGGGCGATACTTCCTCGTCTGGGTAACGAGTCTTGTCCTGGTTGTCACTGCGGATGAGCCAGTTCCCTGATATTTGCTGCGACAGTCGCTTGATGCTCAAGCTGCCGTCTGGTCGCCGGATCGCGTACACCTGGCGGTCTCGCGGCTCCGTGTCGGAGCTGTCGAATAGAACCACGTCGCCATCGAAAATGTATGGCTCCATGCTGCTTCCGCTGGCGTAGATAACGAATAGGTGCTGTGGCTTTGCGCCCATGCGGCGTAGCCAGTCGCGCTTGAAGGCAAGGCCTCCATTAACCTCGACATGCTCATTGAGCGCGCCTTCTCCGCACTCTCCGTGAGCGCTGTACTGCGGAATCAAAGCGTAATCCTGTTCGCTTGGCGCATTCCCTGCGCCGTTGCCCTTCTCTCTTGCTTCCAGAGCAGCCGAAGCCTCATGGAGATCGTATTTCGCTGATGCCTGTGCGAGCGATCTCAATTCGGCAGCAAGTCTCGGGCTAAACCGCTCGACCGGCTCATCAATCAACCGGCTAAGCACTGATGCGAATTTTGCATTCAGCGGATTGGTCCCGCCCAGGTACATGTTGACGGCCGATGGTGATATCTCGGCCTCGGCTGCGAGCTTCGCCTGGGTAAGCCCAAGCGCGCGCTTTTTGGCGACGAATAGGTTCCGTGCCGCGATGCACTCGGCCCTTTGCTCTGGTGAAAGCTCTTTCTTCTTGCTCATGAAGAGAATCTAAACCGTCTGTTAATTTTCCGCGGCAACCGGCGGTGTTGCATTAAAACTAACCGGCGGTTAAGATTTGCTCAGGTTCACCAAAAGAGATGCCGGAATGAAGAAAAAACCATTGCCAGACCTCGTTGCCGAGAAGGGGCAGGCAGCCGTAGCGAAGGCTTTGGGCGTGAGCCCGGCAGCCATTAGCAAAGCCCTGAATGCTGAGCGTGAAATCGTCGTGACAGTTAACCGTGACGGATCGATGACGGCGCAAGAGCTGAAGCCGTTTCCGTCCCAGGCTCGCCGCGCGGCGTAATAACGAAAGGAAATCGAACATGTACCACGACCCAAAACATCTGCGTGACCACATCACGAAGGTTCGTCTCGACGAAGACACCGACGAGCTTCTTCAGTCGTTGGCGAAATTCCATCGCACCCAGAAAGCCGTCCTGGCTCGCGAACTGTTGGAAGCCAGCCTGCGGGACATGCTTTCGCGTCTTGAGGATACCGAAGCAGAGCAGATGGCCTGAAGGCCTCGAAGGGGGCCTCATGGCTGAACAAGAAGTCGCTCTCGATGAGCGCTACCAGCGCGCATTGCATGAGCTAGCAAGGCAGGAAGGCAAGTCGCCAGAAGACCTGGGCGGCGAACTGATCAGGGATCAACTACGGAAGATCACTGAGCCGAAAGGCAATACCGGAAAGGTGCAGCCGTTTCGGAGGAGGGCAGGCCCTGAAAAGGGACCGAAAAACGGGCAATAAAAAACCCACCGGACAGGGTGGGTTCTTCAACAACGCTAGAGCTGGAGCAAATAATGCAGAACCTACTACCAAATTGCAAGACCCTGACCATGAGCAGTCGTGAGATTGCCGACCTGGTTGGGAAGCGTCACGACAAGGTGAAGCAGTCCATTGAGCGGCTTTCTATCGCGAAGCGAGGAGCTGATCAGGCCCCGATTGATCTTCCCCCAATGGGGGAATACCTAGACAGCCTGGGGCGGCCGGCGGCCGAGTACGTGTTTTCGGGTGAGAAGGGAAAGCGCGACAGCATCATTGTGGTCGCTCAGCTTTCGCCCGAGTACACCGCGCGACTGGTGGACCGCTGGCAGGAGCTGGAGTCGGCGAATCGCGTCCAGCTGCCCGACTTTACTAACCCGGCAGAGTCGGCGCGTGCATGGGCAGAACAGTACGAGCTTCGCGCCATCGCGCAGCAGGCCTTGGCAATGGCAGCGCCGAAGGTTGAGTTCGTCGACCGCTACGTCGAGAACACCGGCACGCTGACGTTCCGCCAGGTGGCCAAGCTGCTCAAGGCCAATGAGCGCGTGCTGCGTCAGCTGCTCATCGAAGGCCATGTCATGTACCGCCTCAACGGCGTGATGACCCCGTACCAGAACCACATCGACGCCGGCCGCTTCGAGGTGAAGACCGGAACGTCCGAGCGCAATAACCACGCCTTCGCGCAAGCCCGCTTCACGCCTAAGGGCGTCCAGTGGATTGCTGGCCTGTGGGCGTCGCACACCATGCAGGAGGCCGCATGATGGCCAGATCCCGGAACATCAAGCCAGGTTTCTTCCAGAACGAAGACCTGCAGGAGCTCGACTTCGCCACTCGCCTGTTCTTCATCGGCCTCTGGACTGAGGCTGACAAAGAAGGCCGCCTCGAAGACCGTCCGAAGAAGCTGAAGAACGCGCTCTTCCCGGCTGACGACGTTGAAGTCGAGCAAATGCTGGAGGGGCTGGCCGCGTATGGCTTCATCAGCCGCTATGAGCGCGCCGGCAAGAAGATCATCCAGATCGTCAAGTGGGCCAAGCACCAGAACCCGCACCGCCGCGAAGCGCCGAGCACTCTGCCTGCCGAGACCGATGAAGTCGTGGAGGAAGAGCAGCAGGCCGAATCAGGGCCTCAAAAGGCTGACACCGAAGCGGCGTTCGAAACCTTCTGGAAGCTCTACCCGCGCAAGTGCGGAAAGGAGCCGGCACGCAAGGCCTTCGCCAAGATCAACCCGTCTCCCGAGCTTTTTGCTCAGATGGTTGAGTCGCTCGCCAAGCATTGTGCGTCGACCGGCTGGACAAAAGACGACGGCCAGTTCATCCCGCACGCATCGACCTGGCTGAACCAGAGACGCTGGAACGATGAGGTGAAGCCGGCTGGCAACGTCCACCAGTTCCCGGGCGCTTCGCGTCACAGCGGGTTTGATCAGCGCGACTACAGCGCCGGCCTGGTACAGCGGGAGGATGGCACCTATGGCTTCTAACGCATTGAACCTGACCGTCGCTCCGCTGGAGGCGAAGTTCGGCATCGTCGCCAAGGAGCTGGCCATCTGCGATCATCACGGCGAGTACGCTGCAATCATCAGCAAGCACAAGGAAGGCCCGAGTGGCTGCCCGGTGTGCGCCGAGATCCTCCAGCGCGAGAAGGATGCAGAAGACCAGAAGGCGTTGATGGCGAAGATCGCCGCCGACCGCCTGGCTAACAAGCTCGGCGCCGCGCTGATCCCGGCCCGTTTCCGTGATCGCACGTTTGAGAGCTACATCGCCACCGAGCCGAAGCAGGTCAAGGCGCTGAGTATCTGCCGAGGCTACGCCGAGAACTTCGCCGAGCACTTCGAGGCGGGCCGCTGCCTTCTGCTGCTGGGCAACGTCGGCACGGGAAAGACGCACCTGGCCACTGCCATCGCCAACCACATCATGCGCACGACGACCGCCACGGCCGTCTACCGCACCGTTGGCGGCATCCTGCAGCACATCAAGGGCAGCTACGACCGCGATAGCGAGTACAGCGAGGCTGACGCCTTTGCGGCTTACACCAAGCCGAGCTTGCTGATCATTGACGAAGTGGGCGCGACCAAGCCGACCGAGTTCGAGCTGGCCACCCTGTTCAACATCATCAACGGCCGGTACGAGGAGCAGCTGCCGACCGTAGTCATCTCCAACCTGCCAGCCGGCGAGCTGTCCGGCGCCTTGGGCGAACGCTGCGTGGACCGTCTGCGCGAAGGCGGCGGTATCGCTGTCGGCTTCGACTGGAAGTCAGCGCGCGGGAGAGCCAGCGCATGAGTACCTCTATCGGAACCGGCCGCCTGCACGAGGGCGGCCTTGACTGCCGGAATCTCTGCGAAATCTGCGGTACCAGCCGCACCACTCGCCGGCACCAAGCCTGCGCGCAGATCCGCAAGGCCATCTACTCCGCGCCAGCCGCTCAGCGCCTAGAGGTTCAGGCACTCCAGCGCCAGGGCTACCGCCCTCAAGCAATCACCGGGGCAGGCATAGGCCTATCCCGCGGCAATGACCATCGCGTCGTCTGTGCTGACGGAAGCACCCAGCGCGGCGTAGGAGCACGGAAATGAGCACGATTATGGAAATGGCCGCCGCCTATGAGCAGGCCCGCACAGCTCCAGACGCAACAGATCGCGCTACTGGCCTAGAGGAGGCAGATCGTATCGGTGGCGTGGCGATGGTGCGTGAACGGCTGCAGGGGCAGGGCGCTGAGTTCTGCATCGACTGCGACGAGGAGATTCCCGACGCTCGCCGCAAGGCCTATCCGTCGGCGGTGTGCTGCGTTGAGTGCCAGTCCATCCGTGAAGCGAGGGCCGTATGAATGAGCTGGCTCTTTTCGCGGGCGCTGGTGGCGGCCTGCTCGCAAGCCACCTGCTCGGCATCACTCCTGTCTGCGCTGTCGAGCACGACGAGCACTGTCAGCGGGTACTGGTCCAGCGACAAAACGATGGAGCTCTCCCGCCGTTCCCCATCTGGGATGACGTTCGAACGTTTGACGGCCTACCGTGGCGCGGAATTGTTGACCTCGTATCTGGAGGGTTTCCCTGTCAGGCCTTCAGCACTGCCGCTGCTGGACGCAACAACGCTGAAAACCTTTGGCCGGAGATGCGCCGGATCGTGGCAGATGTCGCTCCCCGGCTTGTCTTCGCCGAAAACGTCGCCGAGCGAGCAATCGAAGAAGCCGGACGCGACCTCGTTCGCATGGGTTACCAAGTCCGAATGCTTCCCCTGTCCGCGGCAGACCTGGGTGCTGACCACGTTCGGCAGCGCTACTGGCTACTTGCACACGCCGACGACCAAGGCGAACTACTGCGCCGATTCAATGCAGAAGTGGCCGGCCGCGCGCGAGTTCCGGCGAGTGTTTGGGCGTCCGAGCCCGGCAATCCACGAGTGGCTGATGGGATGGCCGGAAGGGTGGACCGATACCGCGCCTCTGGAAACGGGCAAGTGGCAGCAGTGGCTTACGCAGCATTCGTTGAGCTCGCTGCCAGCTTTGAAGGAGGCCGCGTAAATGGCTGAGCGCGTATTCCGCATTCACGAGGAGGCCGGCATCCGCTCGGCCTTCGTCGCCGCCTGGGCGCTGGCCCCGGCGCTGTTCGCCAAGGCCAAGCACGGCCTGGAAGTCGTCATTCGCCCAATGAAGGACAAGCGCAGCGTGGCGCAGAACCGCCGTTACTGGCTGATGCTGCGCGAGCTGGCTGCTATCGCCTGGGTGAACGACCGACTCTATACCGATCAGGTCTGGCACGAGCAGTTCAAGCGCCAGTTCATCGGCTGCGAGGAATTCGTGCTGCCCTCCGGCGCTATCGAGCAGCGCGGGATCAGCACCACGACCTTAAGCATCGAGGAGTTCGGCGAGTACATGACGCAGATCGAGGCGTGGGCGGCTGAGCAAGGTTGGCCGCTGATGGCGGGCGAGTGGAGGGCGGCAGCATGAGTCCGCGCAAAGAATCTCGCGTCGTCGCCAATAAGCCCCTGCGCAGAGGGTTTGACCATGACGTGCGCCTCTCAAAGGTAGAAGCAATGGCCGCCGGCGTGATCGCCTATTGGACCGGCAAGCCCTGCAAGAACGGGCATCTGGCTCACCGCTACGTCTGTAACAGCATCTGCGTTGAGTGCGGCGTTGATAATGGGCGCAAGCACGCTATCGGCGCCGCTAAAAAGGAGTGCAAGGCGGCCGGCGTTGATCCTGACTTGCGCCGAAGGGCCGAGGAGCTGCGAGAGCGGCGCCGCCTTGAGCGAGAGCTGGCGGGGTGGGGTGAGCTATGACCAAGGCCGAGAAGCAGCATCTCAACCGCGTCGCCGCCCTCGGCTGCATTGCCTGCTACCTGCAAGGCACGCCCGGCACGCCAGCCGAGATACATCACCCGCGCGCCGGTCGCGGCAAGGGTCAGCGCGCAAGCCACATGGACGGCATACCGCTCTGCCCAATGCATCACCGTGGCACCGTACACCCGGCCATCCCAAGCATCCACCTGGCAAAGCGGGCATTCATCAAGCGCTTCGGCACCGAGGAGGAGTTGTTGCAGTTGGTGCAGCAGCTGATCGATGGGAGCGATGCCGCATGACAGACTCACCACTAGGCCGCGCCTGCCCTGACTGCGGCGAGCCCATGAGCAATATGCCAAGCCTGAACGCCCGCCAATGCGCCACCGGATGCAAAGAGACATTCGCGTGGAACCTGGCGCCCGGCCAGCTCCCCCTGATCGCAAACAACAGAGCAACGAGGAAGCCGCAATGAGCCACGAACACTACTTCATCGACGTTTCCGCCTATGACCGCGTGGACGTGTATCGGCTGATCGAGCTGGCTGGCATCACCTGCCCGGTGGCTCAGCACGTATTCAAGAAGGCATTCGCCACTGGCAAGCGCGGCCACAAGGATCTGCGCCGCGACTGGCAGGACATTGCCGACAGCGCGGCTCGCCGGCTGCAGATGATCGACGAGGATGCCGGGTGGACGGATGGCGCTATTCGGGCCGCTGCATTCGGCCAGCAGAACACCATCGATTGCCGCACTCCTGAAGAGAAGGCGGAACTGGCATGAAGCCATCTCGAATCGACGTGATAGGACAGAACGGAAATGACGGCGAGCACTACGACGGCGTTGGCCGGGAATGGCTCATTCAATCTGGCCTGCTGCCAGCCATCGGAGCGGATGAAGATCGAGGCGCAGAAGCACGGCTATCTGATCCTGCACAAGCTCAAGGGTATGACCGGGCCAGCACGGCAGGCGAGGGGGCGCGAACTGATGGATCGTGTGCCCGAAACTGTGCGGCCTGCGGTTGCCGAGTGGCTGAAGGCGAGGGCAGGTAGATGATCATCGGAATCGACCCTGGCTGCAGCGGCGCAGTCGTTCTGATGCACAACGATTACCGCTACGTTGCGCACCTCCTCATGCCAACAGTGAAGGTCGGCACCAAAAGCCGCGTGAACGGCGCTGCCATTTCCGCCTTCCTGCGCGAGCACAAGTACCGCGAGCCGACGCACGCATATCTCGAGCAGGTAGGCGCAATGCCGGGCCAGGGCGTTTCCTCGATGTTCACCTTTGGCCATGCCGCTGGCGTGGTCGAGGGAATCCTGCAAGGAGCGTGCATCCCGTACACATTGGTCACCCCGCAATCATGGAAGAAAAGAGCGGGCCTCATTGGGGTCGACAAGGATGCTGCACGCTCCCGCGCAATCCAGCTCTACCCGGACCTCCGCATTCTCGACCTGAAAGGGAAGGGGCAAGCGGTGGCCGACGCCATTTTGATCGCCCGGTTTGGGGCTAAAGGGGAGGCAGCCTAGTGGCCGCACGCAAGCACGACGACGAGACAATCAAGGCCGCGCTGACTGGCCGTACTGTGGCCGAGGCTGCGCAGATCCTTGGGCTGCACGAGCGCAACGTCTACACCCACAAGGCGCGCCTGGCTCGCCAAGGGTGGAGCCCTGAGCACGACATGGTGAAGACGGTTCCGGACGGCTTTCACCTGAAAGGCACTTCGACGCTGTACGGCAAGGACGGCGAGCCTGTTGTGCAGTGGGTGAAGACGAGCATTGATCACGAGCGGCAGCTAGAGCTGATGCGCGCCGCAGCCGCAGCAATGGGCGAGCAGATAGACCGCTTGGCGCCGATGGGCAGGCCTGTCCACACCGACGACGCGCTGTGCAACCTGTACACCCTGACGGACTGTCACATCGGGGAATACGCGACTGCCATCCAGGGTGGCGCCGACTGGAACCTCGAAGAAGCCGAGCGCGTGCTTGTCGGCTGCTTTGCCGCAATGATCAACGCATCGGCCAAGGCGAGATATTGCGTCATCAACCAGCTAGGCGACTTCCTGACGTTTGACGGACTGGAGCCAGTAACGCCAACCAATCGGCACCCGCTCAACGTCTCTGGCATATATGCAGAGTTGGTGCGGGTTAGCATCAAAGTTCTACGCAGCATTATTGATATGGCGCTGGCAAAGCACGAGGAAGTCCATCTGGTAATTGCAGAGGGCAACCATGACTTGGCCGGATCGCTGTGGTTGCGCCATATGTTCGAGGCTCTATATGAAAACGAGCCGAGATTGAAAGTGAACATGAGCGAGACGCCGTATTACGTCTACCAGCACGGCAAGACGATGCTCGGCTTTCATCACGGCCACAAGGCGCGCAATTCGGACCTGCCGGGCATCTTCGCGGCGAACTTCCCCGAGATTTGGGGCTGCACAAAGCACAGAGAGGCGCACACCGGCCACTACCACAAGGAAGAGGTCGCTACGCATAACGGAATGATAGTTCGCAGGCATCCGACGCTGACTGCGACCGGATCATATGCAGCCAGACTTGGCTATGCCTCTAACCGCCGCGCAATAGGTATTACCTACCACAAGGAATATGGGCGAGTAGCAGTAAACGAAGTTGTGCCGGAAATGTTATGTGCTTGATTAATTTGGTAGAATTAAGCGGGCCAGCAGAGTGCGGGAACACCCCGCCGGCCCTAACCATTACACGCTATATGGGAGCGGCAAATGGCTGATTTGAATTCTAACAAAGATCAAGGCGACGCGAACCTTCCTTCCAGCCGAAAAGAGGCTAAGGAAGCTGGCTGCAAATCCTATTTCACTGGTAAGCCTTGCCCTGCCGGTCATATCGCCAGCAGGGCCACGATCAATGGCGCGTGCTGTGAGTGTCAGCGCGTTAAGTCCGCCAGCCGTTATTGGGCGGATCGCGAGGCTAATCTCGCTTACCAGAAGGTTCGCAGGGATTCGGATCCGTCGCTTAACCAGAAGAAGCAGGCGCGTCGAGATGCGGCGGACCCAGCCTTGAAGCAGAGGCGAGAGGCGCGAGCGATAGAGCGAAGCCTTCGCGAAGCCGCTAGCGAGGCCAAGGAAACCACCTACCGATCAATCTTTCCCTGCAGTCACGGCCATGAACCTGTTCGATTCGCTCGAGATGGCAAGTGCGCTGAGTGCAACCGCCTGGCGTGTGCTGAGCGCTTCCGCCGCAAGCAGGATCCCGATGCGGTAGCCGCGAGAAAGGTAGAGGCGCAGAAGCGCGCACGGAGAAGGCTGGAGCGCCAAGAGAGCGCTCGCATCTGGCACGAAGCAGGCGCAGCAAGGCAGGCAGCCATCGCTAGCGGCGCAAGGACTTATTACAGTCCGAAGCCCTGCCCGGAAGGCCATGTTGGGGAGCGCTACACCACGACCGGAACCTGCATGCAGTGCTTGGCCGCTCAATCATCCTCAGACGAGAAGAAGCGGTACGACGCCATTTACTACCGCGAAAACCTAGAGCGAATTCTCGCCCGAAGCCGCATCTACAACGAAAACAACAGGGAGCAGCGCGTCGAGCAGGCTAAGCGCTGGAGGGAGCGCAACCCCGAGAAGCGCAAGGCCATCATCCGCAATTACAGCGCAAAGCGCCGAGCCAAAGAGGCGGATGGGATATCGACCGCAGAGCTTCATGCCTGGACTCAGTCGCAGAAGAAGGTTTGCTACTGGTGCGGATCCAAATGCGAGGGCCGCTTCCACGTTGATCATTATGTTCCTCTCTCCAAAGGAGGCCCGCACGAGGCTGGCAATCTGGTCATAGCCTGCCCGCAATGCAACCTCAAGAAGAACGCTAAAGACCCTTACGAATTCGCGGCATCCCTGGGGAGATTGTTCTGATGACCTATCGCAACGTGGTTTCCGCAGTAGTCCGCGCCCTGGCGTCGGAGGTGATCAACTCGGCGGGGGGCTGCGATTTTGAGCCAAAGGTGCAGGCTGCCCGCGTACCTGGTGCCATCTGCGGAAAGGAGGAGGCATTCCTGACTGACTGCTGGGTATTCTCACGCCTGCACACGATGCTGAGCCCTGAGCACTGGCGCGCATTGGTAGCGCAGTATTCGACTCATACAGACCGCAAGCGCATCGCCATCGCTGAGTTGGTCGGCACGATCAAATCCCCGGCACCGGCCCGGTTCATCAACTGCTGTGTGGTGACGTGGGCCTATCCGAAGCTTCCGGGCGCAGAGGGCAAGCGGTCAACCAATGTGCTGCCGGCCGGGTGGTACAACATGGACAACTGGAGCGATGACCCGGTGCCTGTGAAAACGCAAGAGCGCTGGCGTCGTGATATCCGCAAGGGCTTGAAGCAGGCCGTTGACCAGGCGCTGATCGAGGCGCACGAGATCCTGGCTGCTGAGGGATTGGTGGCAGGCGAGGCGGCGTGAAATAAATTTGCGGAAATGTGTTGACGAGGAACATCGTTCCGCATAATCTAAACCCATGCCAGCCACAACGGCGAGGCGAAGCCAAGGAGAGACACCATGACTGACCTGAACTTCAACCGCATGACCATCCGCGACGGACAGGTATACAAGGTTAAGCGTGTGCAGATCGGTGGGTATGCCACCGATATGGCGGCGAAGAAAATCGCGTGGATTGTCTCTGGCGCGGCGAAGCCGCTCTTCACTGGCAGCCAAGACGAGTGCCTGGCATATATCGCCGCCCAAGGTGCCGAGTACCAGGCTCGGCCCTGACACCAGCAGCAGGGACCCCGATAAGCCACCGCCCTGCCACCGGCAGGGCCACCGAGCCGGGCGACCGATCAGAACATACAATTAATTTCCGTTACGTTACGCTGGTCTATTTATCGTTACGTTACTCTAATTAGAGAATGCCAGCCACAATGGCGAGGCAAACAAGGAGAGGCACCATGGCAATCACCAAGATCATCATCACCAACGGCAACCCTTACATCGGCGTAAATGCTACCGAGCAGGATCATGCTGAGTGGCGTGATGCAGCAGAGCAAGCGCTGGCAAAGGCATACCCGAATGCTGAAATTGAAATCGGCCGAACCGACAGCATGAACAGCGTGCTCCGCCTGGAAAGCGACGACGAGGATGAAGAGGTTGGGCGCGACAGCTTCGCATATCAAGAGGCCATGCAGATCCTGGAGCGGATGTGGTAAGGCCTGACGCCAGTAATCACAATCCAGACCCGCGCTACCTGCGCGGGCTTCTGGAGCAGGCGGGGCTAAGCCAGCGCAAAGCGGCAGACCTGATCGGCATAACCGATCGGGCCATGCGCTACTACCTGAGCGACGAGTCGAGCCCTACATTCAGGCCGGCGCCGTACCCGGTGCAATTCGCCATGGAATGTCTCGCGTCATGCAAAGGTAGTTGACACGAATGAGCTAGTGAGCCATTCTATGCCTATCTTGGTCATTTCACGCGTTGAGATGGCCGAGACAGCCCTACGACCGCCCAGCGCCGGCATGACCTGCGCGCCAACAGGCTAGGGCACCAATCCAAGAGCCCTGACTTCGGTCGGGGCTTTTTTATTCCCATCGAATTCGATGTGTTTGCGCGAACGGCTGATAAGGGCTCGACCACCCGGCGCCCAATTCAATACATCCGCCATGCCTCTGATCATTTTCCTGGCGTCACGCAAATGATCATGCACAAATCGCGCGGATTTTCATTCGCCTCACGGCAACCCTCTTCCGGCCCCATGCCTGCCTCCTTGCTCATAGGCGGATCGCACGCGCATGTGAGGCCGGACCTATTCACTCTGCCGCATAGCTGAGATGACCCATGCCAGAGAAAAGCCCTGACTTCTGGGTGGCGCTAGCTGCAGCCCTACGCGAACACGGCCTGGCCATGATGCTGACCTTCGTTCTGTCCTACATCCGAATCCACCTCTACGGCGACAAGAAGAGCCCATTGGCCAGACTGCTCGAATCAACATTCGGCGCGCTGCTGATCATGCTCGTTGGCCTCGGCGTAAACGCTATGGGTGCAAACCTTGCCTGGACGCTATTCGCTGCCGGGTTGATCGGGCTGCTTGGTGTGGATCAGGTTCGCGCACTGGCCGGCAAATGGGCGGAGCGCAAGGTGTCGCAGTGAAACGCCTCCACGCCATCCTCCTCATCACCTGGCTAGGCATCTGCATCGCCTGCCTCTGTGCAGGGGAAATGGGGAGAGCGGCTAGACGGTGGTGGAAACGCAATAGAGGTTCCTGATATGTCAAAGCAACCCGACTGGGAGGGCATTGAGCGCGCCTACCGGGCGGGTCAGCTCTCCATCCGCGTGATAGCTGAGCAAAACGGCATCGCGCACAACACCATCCTGAAGCGAGCCAAGAAAGAAGGCTGGCAGCGCGATCTGTCCGGTCATGTTCGGGCGGCCGTGAAGGAGAAGGTGACCAGGGCGGTGACCACTGGCAGTGACCAGTCGCGTGTGGTCACTGAAGCCGAGATTATCGAAGAAGCCGCAGAGGCAGGCGCCGCTGTAGTGCTGGCTCATCGTTCCGGCTTGGCTCAGTGGCGCGGCATAGCCAATAAGTTGTGCGTTGCCCTGGCCGAGATGGACGTGACCGAAGACAACCACGACAAATTTGCCCGTTCACTGAATGCTGGCGTCGACGCTCAGCTGAAGGTCATCAAGGGCGAGCGTCAGGCCTACAACCTCGATACCGAGGAAGGCGACAAGACGGTCAGCGACCTGGCTGCATTGATGGACGAGCTATCGACTGAGGCCTAGCGCATGAAACCCGAGCACCTTGCGAAGCTCCGGGACAAGCTGTGGCGCCTTAACAACCTGTATTCCATTACCGACAAGGCAGGCAAGAAGACCCGCTTCCGCATGACAGCGGAGCAGCTTGAGTACTTCGAAGGCCTGCACACTCGGAACATCATCCTGAAGGCTCGCCAGCTCGGCTTCACTACTGAGCAGTGCATCATCCAGCTCGACGCGGCCCTGTTCGAGTCGGCCAGGTGCGCGCTGATCGCTCACACGCTGAATGATGCCAAGCGGCTGTTCAGGGAAAAGATCAAGTACGCCTACGACAATCTTCCGAACGAGATCAAGGCGGCCAATCCTGCACGCAACGATGCGGCCGGCGAACTGGTATTCGCCAAGGGTGGCTCGCTGTACGTCAGCACGTCATTCCGTGGCGGCACGCTGCGTTACCTGCACGTCTCCGAGTTCGGGAAGATCTGCGCCAAGTTTCCGCATAAGGCGCGGGAGATCGTCACCGGTGCGTTTGAGGCGGTGGCTACTGACTGCTTCGTCACCATAGAGTCGACGGCAGAGGGGCGAGCCGGGTACTTCTTCGACTACTCGCAGGCCGCAGAGAAGCAGCAGGCCGCAAAGCAGCCGCTCGGCAAACTGGACTGGAAGTTTTTCTTCTTCAGCTGGTGGAAGAACGCCGACTACTGGCTAGACCCGGCCGGAACGGTCCTGCCTCAGCGCCTGACAGATTATTTCGCCGAGCTTGAGGCAAAGCACGGCATCAAGACGAACGAAGGCCAGCGCGCCTGGTACGCCGCCAAGGAGAAAACCCTAGGCGGCGACATGAAGCGGGAATACCCGTCCATCCCTGCCGAGGCATTCCAGCAGAGCATCGAGGGCGCCTACTACGCCAAGCAGTTCGCCAAGCTGTACGCACAGCAGCGAATCGGCGTGTTGCCCGACAACAGCCACCAGCCGGTGCATACCTTCTGGGATATCGGCGTGGGCGACTCGACGGCGATCTGGTTCGTTCGGATCGTGGGCGATGAGTTCCACGTCGTCGACTACTACGAGAACAGCGGCGAAGGCCTGCGGCACTACATGAAGGTGCTCAAGGATCGCGGCTACACGTATGGCGAGCACTGGGGGCCACACGACATCGATAACCGCGAGTTCGGCAGCGACGGCAAGACTCGGCGAGAGATCGCCAAGGCCGGCTACGAGATCGACGGCCATCGCTACAGCGTCCGATTCCTGGTAGTACCGAAGCTGGGCGTAGACGATGGCATTGACCACGTCCGCGAGATCCTGCCTCGCTGCGCCTTTGACGAATCGAAGTGCGAGACGGGAATTGCCTGCCTTGAAAACTACCGCAAGGAATGGGATGACAAGCGCGGCTGCTGGAAAGACAAACCGCTGCATGACTGGTCGTCTCACGGCTCCGATGCATTCCGCTATTTCGCTGTGGCCATGAGTCGCAGAAAGCCTGTAACCGAAACCAAACCTCTACGGATGTGACCATGAGCAACGACCCGTCCAAAACAATCCCGGCCGTGGACGCCATGCGTGAGGATTGGGCCATTGTTGCGCCGCTGATGGGTGGTACGAAGGCTATGCGGGCCGCCGGGCGTGCTCTGCTGCCTCAGTACCCGGCCGAAGAGGACGAGACCTACAAGGAGCGCCTGCGCCTATCCACGCTGCTGCCGGCCTACGCTGAGACGGTCAACAACATGACCTCTCGGGTGTTCGCTGAGCCGCTGCAGCTGGGCGACGACGTGCCCGAGCGCCTGGCTGAGCTTTGCGAGGACATTGACCTTGCCGGTAATGACCTCAACAGCTGGTCGGTCGACCTGTTCCGCCACGCGCTAAGCCATGGCCTCTGTCACGTGCTGGTTGAGTACCCGCGCGCCGAAGGTCTCCGCACTCGCGCAGACGAGATCGCTGCAGGGGTTCGCCCTTATGCCGTGCTGATTCGCCCCGAGCAGGTGCTTGGCTGGCGTGTTGAGGGCGGCAAGCTGGCACAGTTCCGCTACATGGAGTCGATCGAGGAGGCTGACGGCGAGTTCGGCGTGAAGTCGGTCGCCCAGGTGCGAGTTCTTGAGCCCGGCATCTGGCGCACCTATCGCAAGGCCGACAATGGCGGCGCATGGGTCCGGCACGACGAAGGCACTACCAGCCTCGGCTACGTGCCGCTTGTCTCGTTCTATACCGGCCGCACCGGCTTCCTGACGGCAAAGCCGCCGCTGCTCGAACTGGCGCACCTCAACGTCAAGCACTGGCAGTCCCAGAGCGATCAGGACAACCTCCTGCATGTCGCCCGGGTGCCGCTGCTGTTCACCTTCACCGACGACGAGCAGTTCGAGCTGGTGATCAGCTCAGGCAGCGCGACCCGCATGCCGAAAGACGGCGATGCCAAGTACGTCGAGCACACCGGGGCAGCTATCAACGCTGGCCGGGAGTCGCTGCAAGACCTGATCGAAGAAATGCGGATGGCCGGCGCCAAGCTGCTGCAGAAAGAAAAGCAGCAGACCAAGACGGCGACCCAGGCGAACGAGGAGGCAGCGCAAGAGCTGTCCCCGCTGGCTCGCATGGCAAGCCAGTTCGCTGATGCCATCGCGCAGATGCTGCAGGTGATGGCCGACTACCTCGGGCTGCCAGATGGCGGCATGGTCGAGATGCGCGGCAACTTCGATCAGGATTGGGCGCCGGAAGTATCGGTGCCGCAACTGCTGCAGATGGCCAACTCCGGCAAGCTCAGCGATGAAACCCTATTTGCCGAGATGCAGCGTCGCGGGATCATCAGCGACGAGTACGACTGGCAGGAAGAACTTGAAAGAATCCAGAATCAAGGCCCGGCCCTTGGGGTGATCTGATGGCAACGGCGAATGACAAGATCGTCGACGCAGCGATCAGCCACCAGATCGGGCTGCAGCGCTACGGTACCGGTGTGGTTCGGCGCGTAATGGCACTCCTGAATCGAGTCGACGCCGACCTGTTTGCTCAGATGGTCATCGCCCTTGAGAAGATGCCGCCCGAGTCATTCACCGTGCAGCGCCTTGACCAGTTGCTCGTCGAGGTCAATAGGCTGAATGCCGAGGCGTACAAGGCCGCTGGAGAGGAGCTAGACAAGGCCCTGCTAGAGCTGGCCGGATATGAGGCTAGTTATCAGCACAAGATGCTGCAGAGCGTCCTGCCTGCCCAGGTTGCCGAGGCCCTTACATTGGCCACGGTGCCGGCAAATCAGGCTTATGCCGCAGCAATGGCCAGGCCGTTTCAGGGCAAGCTGCTTCGCGAAGCCTTGAAGGACGTGGAAGCCGCTAAGGCGATCCGCATTCGTGATGCAATCCGGATGGGGTTTGTCGAAGGCGAGACGATCAGCCAGATGGTTCGCCGGCTGCGTGGCACGCGCACCAATGGCTACGCTGATGGTTTGCTGGAGATCGACCGGCGCGGCGCTGAGGCGCTTGTGCGTACCGCAGTCAATCACACGGCTAACTACGCCAGGCAGGCGCTGTTCGAGGCCAACGACCATCTGGTCAAACAGTGGCAGTTCCTCGCCACCCTTGATGGCCGCACCACGATCACGTGCGCCTCGCTATCTGGCAAGACGTTCGCCATCGGGCAGGGGCCGCAGCCGCCGCGCCACTGGAACTGCCGCAGTACTTCCGTCCCGGTGCTCGAATCGGCTTGGGAATCGCTGGGCCTGAGCAAGAGCGACATCGACCCCGGCACCCAGGCGAGCATGGACGGGCAGGTTGCTGCCGACCTCACCTATGGGCAGTGGCTCAAGGGCAAGCCAGCGGCCTTCCAAGACGAGGTGCTAGGCCCGGAGCGCGGCAAGCTTTTTCGTAGCGGCGGCCTGACCGTGGATCGCTTCACCGACTCGAAGGGCAAGGTCTACACCCTGGACGAACTACGCAAACGAGACGCTGCCGCTTTCGAGAAGGCTGGGCTATGATGGCCCAATGACCGGAAAGCCAACCCTCCACGTCATCGAAGGCGCTGCCAAAGACGACGAACCACGCCAGAAGGCTCGCAAGGTGATGCAGAAGCGTCCCCAAGCGGCCCACCTGCTGCGCTGCCATCGGTGCGGCGGTGGAGAGGTGTTCGAGACTAAGGTCGGCGTCATCTACAAGGGCGGCAAGGCCAGCGGCGGCACTAAGCAGCACCTGTGCGCGTCGTGCTTTATGAAAGGTGAGAGGGTGGTATTGGCATGAGCATCGACAAGACAATCGAACAGTACCGCGGCACGAAGCAGGCGATGCAGGCCATCATCGACCGGCACATGCAGGCTGCCTTTGCTGAGATCAAGCAAGAGTTCGGCGACACTCCGACGAGTGTTGACCTGATTGTTGAATCCGTTCAGCAGATCAGCGAGCGCTACCCGCACGGCGTGTACTGCAGCAGCGAAGTAGGGCTTGGCGGTGAGTGAAGTAATGCGTGGCGAGCGCGTAGTGCTTTGCTGATCTGATAGCGACACCAAAGACCCGGCCCCGCGCCGGGTTTTCCATTTCTAGAGCCTCGCCATCGTGCGGGGTTTTTTATTGCCCGCAGTTTCGGATGGGACGGGGCGCCACCGGGCCGGATGGCTCAACGCAATGGCCGGATGGCCGGAGAAAGACGAGATGAAACTGAAGACCGTAGAAGTCGATGGCAAGCAGTACGCCGAAATCCAAGACGGCAAGCCCGTTTACGTTGAGGACGACGGCAAAGAGGTTGCCTTCGATGCGGTTGGCACCCGGGCGACCATCACCCGACTTAACGCCGAAGCTAAGCAGCACCGCGAGCGCGCTGAGACTGCCGAGAAGACCGCCAAGGCCTTCGAAGGTATCGATGACGCCGGGGCAGCCCGCAAGGCTCTGGAGATCGTCGCAAATCTCGACGCGAAGAAGCTGGTGGATGCCGGCGAGGTCGAGAAGGTGAAGCAGGAAATCGCCAAGGGCTATCAGGCCCAGCTGGACGAAGCCAACACCAAGGCGCAGGCCCTCGAGCAGCAACTGTACGGCGAGAAGATCGGCGGCAGCTTCGCTCGCTCCAAGGTCATCGCCGAGAAGCTGGCTGTCCCGGCAGACATGGTGCAAGCCGCCTTCGGGAATCGCTTCAAGATCGAGGACGGCAAGGTCGTCGCCTATGACGCCAACGGCAACAAGATTTTCAGCCGTGCGCGCCCTGGCGAACTGGCTGACTTCGATGAAGCGCTGGAATCCCTCGTCGACGCTTACCCCTATCGCGACACGATCCTTAAGAGTTCCGGCGCCAACGGCGGCGGCGCTCCGAACGGAAACGGTCAGCCACCCAAACCCAAGGGCAATCTCGGCGGCAGCAAAGAAGAGCGCCTGGCCGCGATCAACGCCCAAATCCAGAACGCGTAAGAGGAAATAGCCAATGGCACTGTCCGACATGAAGGTGTTCAACGAGTACCTGAAGAACACCACCGTCGAAACCATCGCCCAGATGGTCGAGAAGTTCAACGCCGCGTCGAATGGCGCGATCCGCCTGACCCCGCAGGGCATCGATGGCGACTTCCTGCAGGAATCCCTGTGGGCTGGTCTGCACTCCGCTCAGCGTCGCGTCGACCGCTACGCCACCAACAACGCCCAGTCCGCCACTGCGCTCGCGCAGGTTCAGGCCAACAGCGTCAAGGTTGCTGGCGGCTTCGGCCCGATCCTGTGGGAGCCGTCCCAGCTGTCGTGGATTCAGAAGAACCCTGCAGAGGCGCTGGAGGTCATCTCCCGCAACCTGTCCGAAGCCATCATGGCCGACCAGCTGAACACCGCTATCGCCGCCCTGGTTGCCGCGATCAGCAACGTGGCCGGCGCCACCAACGACGTGTCCGCCACTGCAGGCGTGACCTACGGCGCGATCAACGGCGCTCACGCCAAGTTCGGCGACGCCTCCGGCCTGCTCGTGGCCCAGGTGATGACCGGCGAGGTGTTCCATAAGCTGGTCGGCCAGAACCTGGCCAACGCGCAGCAGCTGTTCAACAGCCAGTCGGTCAATATCGTTGACATCCTGGGTCGCCCGGTGATCGTCACCGATGCCCCGGCGCTGTTCGCCGCTGGCGACCCTGCGGCGACTCCCGCTGTGCCTGCCAAGCAGAAGGTGCTGTCCCTGGCCGACTCCGCAGCCATCGTCCACGACGGCAGCGACGTGGTTACCAGCGTCCAAACCAGCAACGGCAAGGAGCGTATTGAGACAACCTTTCAAGCGGATTATTCGTTTGGTCTCGGCCTTAAGGGTTTTGCCTGGGACATTGCGAATGGTGGCAAGTCGCCTACTAACGCTGAACTCGCCACCGGCGCGAACTGGGACATGTTCGTCAACAGCGTGAAGTCGAGCGCTGGCGTCATCACCATCGGCGACGCGACCAAGTAACCGATAGGGGCGGGCTCCGGCTCGCCCCGCTCCACTGGAGACTGAAATGTCCGAACAGAAGATCAAGTACGTTCAGCATCCGGTATCGCCGGAACAGAAGGCTGAGCTGCGTGCTCAGGGCTTCAAGATCATCGACGCTCGATTCGCGCCGCCTGGCGAGGTAGTCGAGCAGGTCGACACAGACACCAACGGCGACGGCAAGCTGTCCGTAGCCGAGATCCGCGCCGCGCTGACCGCAAAGGGCGTCGAATTCGACCCCAAAGCCAAGAAGGCCGAACTGCAGGCGCTGCTGGACCAGTCCGAGGCCGAGTAAATGACCGAGTACATCACCATCGCGCAGGTGGACGGCCTGCTGGGGTCCGGCTGGACCACCGAAGACAAGAAAGCCCGTGCGGTGCTGATGGCTAACACCTGGCTCAGCGCAAAGCCGCTGCCGGCGTTTTCAGAGGTTCCGGCTGCCGTGGTGCAGGCCGGCGCGGAAATCGCGCGGGAGGCCGCCGCAGGGGCGCTGTATGGCGCAACTGAAACCGGCGTAACGAGCAAGTCCGTGACGGCTGGCGAGGTGAGCAGCAGCAAGTCCTATTCGGCTAGTTCGCGCAAGCTGACTGCCGGCGAGGTGTTTGCAGAGGCTTTGCTGCTGCCCTATCTGGGCAGCGCTAATCAGGTTCGACTGGTGCGCGGCTAATGGGGTTGCGCGACGAGCTGACCGCGGATCTAGCGGAGGCATTCGATACTGATCTTGCTGATGCGGTTACTGCGCTAGTCGGCACCAGGCAGATTGACGGCCAATACGATCCTGTTACCGGCGAGCACTCAACCTCGACCATCTCCTACGGGGGGCGCGGCGCGCTCGGCAGCTACCGCAATGACGAGATCGACGGCAGTCTGATACTCGCCACTGACACGAAATTGACCGTGCTGCAGGCTGAGCTGTTCATTACTGAAAACGGCGAGCGGACAACTGTCATCGCCACGCCTGCAGTGGGCGACATGATCAATGGCATGCGGGCGCAGCGGGTTGGCAAAGACCCGGCCGGCGCGACCTGGGTTGTCCAGCTGAGGGCTTGATATGAGCTTTTCCGATGACATCCGGCGCTTCACGGCTAAGACGGTCGATGCTCACAACAAGATTACCCGCACGGCGACACTGGAGCTGTTCAGGGGCGTCATCCTCGCTACGCCAGTGGGCAACCCTGATCTGTGGAAGAACCCCGACATGGCGCCGCCAGGCTACGTCGGCGGGAGGGCGCGCGGGAGCTGGCAATGCACCGTTGGCGCTCCGGCTGGAAGTGATATCGAACGGATAGACGACAGCGGCGGCGCAACCGTGGCCGACGCAGAGAGCAAAACCCCGCAAGGCGCTGGCCAGGTAACGTTCCTGACCAGCAATCTGAGCTACATCGAGCGCTTGGAAATGGGCTGGTCAACTCAGGCTCCGCCAGGCGCCATGGTCCGCAAGAACATGGACCGCGTACAGCGCATGGTTGACGCGGCAATACGAAAAAACAGGGTGTGACGATGAGCGAAGCCAAAATCCACTCTGCGCTGGTGTCGGCCTACATCGCGTCAGGCGTCATGCCTGTGGAACGCACGGCATTCGAGGGCAAGACCTTCACGCCGCCGACCGGGCAGAGCTGGACGCGCCTAACTGCCCTGCCAACTGGCCGAGCGCCTGCCGCCCAAGGCAAGAGCGCCGCGCAGGAGTGGACCGGCATCCTGCAGATCGACGTATTCCACCCGAAGAACACCGGCCACGCCGGGCTACTGACTGACGTGGACGCGCTGCTGGCGTTCTTCGCGCCGGGCAAGCGCCTCGACTACCAAGGTCAGGGCGTACTGATCCGACGCGCTGAGCGCTCGCAGATTCGCCAAGAGGATGTCTGGCAGTCGGTCAGCGTCAGCGTCTACTGCACCGCCTGGTCATTCCCGGCTTAAGGTCCGCTGATTTCGGTCCCGTCAACGCGGTTGCCGTCTCGGCTGGTCGCGAGTAATATCATCCCAAGAAAAGGCGTGCCGCGACTCGGCAAGGCTTGGCTGGCCCCGGTGGGGCATGGCAAGGTAGGTCATGGGCCGACAACGGCATAACGAGGGCGATTCCGAAAGGGTCGCCCTTTTTGTTTCACGCGAATTTATAGCGGCCCGCCTAGTGCGGGCTTTTGCATTTCTGGAGAAAGCAAATGGCCTATGCAGTAGGTGTTTCCCAAAATACATATCTCAAGATTGAGGGTGTCGGCGGCACGCTGGACCCGGCCGTCGCCTGGATTCCGCTTCGCCTTATCACCAATGGGCTTGGCCAGTCGGTCGAGGAGTTGGAGTCCGACGAGATGCTGCCAGGTCGGCACATGGCAGAGTCCCGTAGCGGCGTTTCCAGCGTGGCCGGCGACCTTGAGGCCGAGCTGACCTACGGCACCTTCGATATGCTGCTGGAAGCGGCCTTCCACGGCACTTGGCAGGTGAAGACACGCACAGCTTCGACTCTCTCGGTCGCAGCCGCAGACGACAGCTTCAACGACTCTGCGTCGGGCTTCGTGACTGCCGGCTTCGCGGTTGGCGATGTCATCAAGGTCAGCGGCTTCGCAACTGCCGCGAACAATGGCCAGTTCAAAGTAGCCTCGGTCGCAGCCGGCAAGATCACCGTCACCGACCTGGCCGGCGCCGCCGTTACGCTGGTGGATGAGCTGGCAGGCGCCTCCGTTACGATCGCAACCGGAGGCACGCTGAAGACCGGCAGCACTCGCCGCAAGTTCGCCATCCTCAAGCACAACGAGGACATTGGCCGCTGGCTGATCTATCGCGGCTGTGAAGTCGGCACCGTGGCTATCGACTGTCCGCTGCAAGGCAAGATCGGCATCACCTTCTCCATGATCGGCACCAAGGAGGAGGCCTATGTCTTCGACGGCGTGACCGAGAGCATCGCCGATCCGACCGAAACCGTGATGATGACTACCTTCGAGGGTTCGCTGACCGAGGGCGGTACCGGCCTCAATCACGCGACCGCGCTGAACCTGTCGCTCGACAACGGCATGGAGGCGATCTACCGCCTGTTCAGCCGCGACGCCTACGACATCAAGCTCGGCCGCATCAATGTCTCCGGCAGTCTGTCCGCCTACATCGAGGACAACCGCCTGAAGGACAAGTACCTCGGCGAGACCAAGACGCCGCTGGTCGTGACCCTGACCGATGGCGAGAACAGCTATCAGATCAGCATGACCCAGGCCAAGCTGACCACATCGAGCGAAGAAGGCAGCGGCGACGATCCGATCATTCAGAACTACGACTTCCGGGCCTTCAATGACCAGGCGGTCGACACTGAGATCACCATCACCCGCATTCCGGCGTAAGGGGTTCGCATGAAACCGAGTGACTTCTTCACCCGGGCCAAGGCGAACGAGGGGGAGCGCATGCCGCTCTCCCTGCCTGACGGGACGCCAACGGATGAGTGGCTGCAGATCAGGGGTGTCGATTCCGACGAGTTCCGCCGCGCGATGGACGAGTTCCGCCGCGAGCTGCTGGTCCTGGCTTCGGTCAAGGACGAAAAGGAGCGAGCGGAGAAGACAGAGGCCGCCCGGCTCAAGTTGAATGCGGCTCTCGTCATCGGCTGGTCGCTCGAGGCTGAGTTTACCGAGGCCGCGCTGCTGGAGTTCTTGCGCGAGGCGCCCTACGTAGCCGCAGAGGTTGACCGCTTCGCCTCGGACCGCCGCCGTTTTTTTGGGAAACGCTCGACGGGCTCGCCGAAGGACTGATAGCGCACGCCGAGCATCAATTGGGACTGCTGCGACCAGCTGGCCCGAGACCGAAGAAAGGGCCGGACAAGCGCATAACCGTCCGCGCACAGCTGGAGGCTATCGCGGAGAAGACCGGCAAGCGTCCGGCTCGCCTGGATGGCCCGCCATGCCCGCCTGAACTGGCCTATGTGTGGGAGTGGTATTGCTCAGCCAGGCCTATCGGCTCGCTGGTCGAGATCAAGGCATGGGCTGATCTGTACGGGCGATCCCTGAAGCCCCATGAGATAACGATGCTGCGCCGACTGGCTGCGGTTGAGGATCGAGTGGCAGCAAGCTAACCCTGAGGGTTTCAATATGCAAAACGTCAGCTATGACCTGATTGTGTCATCGCTCTTTCGCGTCGAGGAAGGCGCGCTGTGCGGCTCTTCGGCAGAGGTTGCCATACTTGACGCGGGCGTAGAGGTTGATCGAATCACGCTGCGAGGGAAGGTTGGGCCTGGCGGTACTGGCTACCGCCGTCCATATGCAGGAAAGCCTGGGCTAACCGCAAAAATTGCTGTCGGTGATTGCAGCTTCACCTTTGCTCGTGCGGCGTGATGCCACCAACGAAGTCGTCCGTCCCGAGTTTGTGAGAGCCATACTCCACTGAATAGCCGTTGCCGAGGCGCGCCGCTTCAACCTCGGCTACGTCTTTGCTCGCGTAGATGTCAATGAAGCTCCATGGCGAGGCTTGGACAACCGCCCATCCAAGCACCCAGCCATTGTTGTCTGGGTCTTGAGGGAGATTCTTGGCGAGGCTTCTGATTGGCATAACCGTTCCTTGGATGTGCTGGGAAGGCGCAAAGCTACTACGCTGTGCCTGTGCGCAAAACTGGCATTGCGTACAGTGTGGATAGGCAAACAGGCGCGCGTGGCGAGCCAGTAGGGCGCCGATTTGGTAAAGTCGGTGCTTTCTGACAGGGAGGGGTGGGGATGTCACGAACATCTAAACTGATTGTAGTCCTCATGGTGCTGGCCATGATCGGGGCGTGGATGGCTCCTGAAAAGACCGAACAGGAACGCGCCAAAGAGGTGGCCAGGCAAGCCAAGGAGGATAGCGAGGAGGCTATCCGAGACGCACAAATGGCGGATCAGCGGCGCGACCAGCAGGACAAGTACACCGCGATCGCTACCGCAAAACGGCTCGTTACGGAAAGGATGAAAGATCCTGAGTCAGTCAATTTTGGAAAGGTGGTCCGCCGAGATAACGGCATAGTATGCGGCTATGTTAATGCCAAGAACGCGATGGGTGGCTATGTGGGAGAGAAGGGCTTCATTGTGATGGCAGGAAAGGCTTGGCTTGAAACTGATTCTGCCGATTTCGGCGAAACATGGAACAAACACTGCGCCTCATAGCGAACAGATGAAAAACGAGCCCGGCCAAGAGCTGGGCTTTTTATTGCCGAGGAAATGATGCGGCCACAAGACTTCTACATTCTGGCGAAGGCAAATACTGGGGTTCGCGTCGACCTGGATGGGCCTGGCGACCGCTGGATTCAGATCCGCTCGGTATGGTCTGACGCCTACACGCGCGCTGCTGAGCGGATGAAGGCTAATGCCATCGCAGAAGTCGCGTTACTAGCCTCTGCCCCTAGCCCGGAAGCCGCCCGGCAGATGCATAAGTGGCAGCAGAGGGCTCGACGCGCAAATTTGGTCGCGTCTCTTATCGCTGACTGGTCGCTGACCGAAAGCTGCACGGAAAGTGAAAAGTTCGCCTTGATTATCAAAAACCCAAGACTGCGAAGGCAGATTGAGGTTGTCGCAGAAAACATTCACGCCGGAGGCATAGATGGCTGAGTTCGCAAGGCTGGTTATCGCCGTCGATAGTCGACAAGTTCGAAATGCCGATCGCGATATGACTGGCATGAGCCGTAGCGCCTCCGCGCTAACTGGCGGGCTTTCTCGCATGATTGCCCCGCTTGTTTCCGTTGCGACAGCGATGGCTGCGCTAAACAAAGCTGTCACCGTACAGCGGCAGTTTGATGTCCTGAATGCCGGCCTTGTCACTGCGACCGGCAGCAGCGAAAAGGCTGCCCTGGCATTCGAGGCTCTGCAGGACTTCGCAGCAAAAACGCCTTACTCACTGGACCAGGCGGTAGAGGGCTTCACCAAGCTTGTCAACCTTGGCCTGACTCCATCTGAAAAGGCGCTCATGTCGTACGGCAATACGGCCTCTGCGATGGGGAAAGATCTGTCGCAGATGATCGAAGCGGTTGCCGATGCTTCAACCGGCGAGTTTGAGCGACTGAAAGAGTTCGGCATCAAGGCCGAGGCCCAGGGCAATCAGCTCAGCCTGACGTTTCAGGGCACAACCACCACAATCGGAAACAATGCCGCTGAGATCGAGCGGTACCTGACCGGCCTCGGTGAAAATGAGTTTGCGGGAGCAATGGCTCAGCGCATGGAGACGCTCGACGGCGCGATCTCTAACTTGGGTGACTCCTGGGATACGACATTCCGCCTCATCAACGAGGCTGGGCTTGGCGATGTAATGGAAGAATCGGTGCGGGGGGTGATTGCCGCACTGGATGAACTGAATGCTTCCCTGGCGTCGGGCGAGCTTGAGGGTTACCTAGGTGCTATAGGTGGGAAGTTTGATGGTTTTGGCAGGGATGTCGATACAACATTCGACATTCTCTCCGAGCTGATCGCAGACAGCACAGGGCGTTGGGAGCCGCTGCTGCGGAAAAATGTCGACAACATGATCGCGACATTCCGGGATTTCCCGGAAAACGTCCGCGCATTCATCCAGATAATGACCGTCGAAGTGCTGGCGGGGTTCGACCGCGTCACAGCTTATGCGCGGGCATTCAATGACGGCATCAACGCCGTGTTCTCAAATGACACATGGGATGGCGTCGGCGCACGCCTGGAGCAAGAGCTTTCAGTTATTGATTCAGCTCGCGAGGAAAGCCTTACGGGCATCATGGCTGAGCGAGACGCGGCTCTTGCGTCTTTCGATTCCCAAATCGAAGCGGCCGACGAACTACGCAAGACTTACGACGAGCTTCAGCAGGCAAGAGCAGGCCAGGGCGTTGACCGGCTGGAGCAGTTCGGTGTGGGTGGCAGCGGGAACGATGGCAGAAGCGGGAGCGCTGCTGAGGCGAAGAAGCTCGCTGACGCATACGCTTCGCTTGTAGGCGGACTGGAGCGCCAGATCGCTTTGCACGGACAATCCGGCGAAGCGGCTCGCATCAACTACGAGCTGACCAAGGGATCTCTTCAGGGCATCGTAGGACAGCAGGCTACCTATCTGATGGGCCTTGCCAAGGAGCTTGACAACAAGCAGGCGCTTACCGAACAAGAACAACTCCGCATCGACATCCTGCGCGAGTCAGGCCAGCTGCGCGCCGCCAACGATGCTCAGTTCCAGCTTGAGTATGCCGAGAAGATCGCCGAGTACGAGCGACAGGGCAACGTCGAGGCGCTGCAGCGGCTTGAAACGCTGCGCCGCATTCGTGAAGTGCAGATGAATGCCGATCAGACGCCCGGGACGGTTGAAGGCGTCACCAAGGCGCCGAACTCCGGTGTCGTCTCGCCAGAAATCGGCGGTGCCGCTAGCGAGTTCATGCGCCTGCAGGAGCAGGCCACGCAGCTTGAGGAGTGGCGGGCGACAGAGCTTGAAAAGCAGCGCGGATTCCTTGAGGCGAAGGCGATCAATGAAGAGCAGTACGCCGAGCGCATCCGCAACATCCAGGAGCAACACCAGCAGCAGGTCGAGCAGCTCGAGCAGGCCCGCTATCAGGTCTCGCTGTCCAGCGCGACGGATCTGTTCGGCAACCTGGCCGATATCACCGCGCAGTTCGCCGGCGAGCAGTCCGGTATCTACAAGGCGATGTTCATCGCGCAGAAAGCTTTCGCTATCGCGCAATCGATGATTGCCATTCAGCAGGGCATTGCCTTGGCTGCGGCCAACCCGTGGCCGCTGAACCTTGGCGCAATGGCGTCCGTTGCAGCTGCGACTGCTGGCCTGGTGAGCAACATCAGCTCAATCGGCCTATCCGGCATGGCTCACGACGGTATCGACTCGGTTCCTAAGGAGGGCACATGGCTGCTCGACAAGGGGGAGCGAGTGGTAGACCGCAGGACTAACGCTGACCTCAAGGAATACCTGGCTGGCAATGGTGGCGGCGGTGGCGGAGCTGCTCCGCAAATTACGATCCAGGCGCCGGTCACTATCGAGGCTCAGTCCGGCGCTAGCGCAGAAGAGGCCAGGCAATTTGGCCGCGAGGCGGCAGGGGCTATGACGGCGACGGCAATGAGTGTGCTTGAGAAGGAGTCCCGGCCCGGCGGACTGCTTTGGAACCTGTATGGAGCAGGACGATGATTGAGACCTTCGACTTTCCGATCGACAACTCGGCCTCCATCGACGTGTCCCAGCGGGCGCTGCGTACTGACTTCGGTGACGGGTACACGCAAGAGGCCGGTGACGGCATCAATACCCGCTCCGAGGCCTGGCGGATCTCGGCCATGGGGCACTGGGAATCGGGCCGGGGTATGCCGGTCAAGGCGATGGCCGAGTTTCTGGATCGTCAGGGCGGCTACCAAGCATTCGAGTGGGTCACTCCGCTCGGTGCGACGAAGCTGTTCAAGTGCCGGTCCGGTTACAGCCTCACATCGAAGGGGGCGGGCTATTTCCAGCTGTCGGCCAGCTTTGAGGAGGTGCATGCGACATGACGTTAGCGACAGACGTTCAACGCCTGGAGCCGGGCCAGATCGTGACGCTCTACACCCTAGACGCCGAAGCGATTGGCGCGGAGGTCTACCACTTCCACAGCCACGACGCCGGCCCGATCAGCTTCAAGGGCGTGCAGTACGACCCGTGGCCGCTTGAGGCTAGCGGGTTCGAGATGAGCGGCAGCCGCAACCCGTCGCCGAGCCTGAAGATGGGCAACGTCGGCGGGTTCATCACGGCGCTGTGCCTGGAGTTCGACGACATGGTTGGCGCCAAGCTGACCCGCCGCCGGACGCTGGCCAAGTACCTGGACGGAATGCCAGACGCTGACCCGGACGAGGAGTTTCCGCCGGAGATCTGGTTCATCGAGCAGAAGGTCGGCGAGACATCCGAGGCGGTGGAGTTTGAGCTGGCGAGCGCGATGGACTTCCAGGGTGTTCAGCTGCCGCGGCGGCAGATCATCGCGAACCACTGCCCATGGCGGTACCGGAGCGCGGAATGCGGCTACACCGGCCCGCCAGTGGCGGATGAGTACGACATCATCACGACGGATGCGGCGCGGGACAAATGCGGCAAGCGGCTGCAGAGCTGCAAGATTCGCTTTGGTGAGAATGGCGTGCTGAATTTCGGCGGATTCGCCGCAGCCGCCCTCACGCGGTAACCATTCCAGTTACACACAGGCCCACTTCGGTGGGCTTTTTTGTGGGTGCATATCATGCGACTACCAGCAGCGGCCAAGCGGCACGCCGAGTCCTGCTACCCGGTCGAATCGTGCGGCTTGATTGTGGACGGCCAGTACCGCCCGTGCCGGAACGCGGCTTCTACGCCATCCGAGCACTTCATCATCGACCCGGCCGACTACAAGGCAGCCATGCGCGAGGGAGAGGTTCAGGCGGTGGTCCACAGCCACCCGGACTACCCGGCCCAGCCCAGCGTTGCGGACCGGGTCGCCTGCGAGGAGTCTGGCCTGCCCTGGGCAATCATTCCGGTGGATCAGGGCAAGGCGGGGAAGCACGTCTGGCTTGAGCCAGAAGGCTGGCAGGCTCCGCTGATCGGGCGTGAGTTCGTCCATGGGGTGCATGACTGCCTGTCGATCGTTCTCGACTTCTACCAGCGCGAAATGGGCATCGGCCTCGGCCATTACGAGCGCGAGGACGGCTGGTGGGATCAGGGGAAGGACTACTACCGAGAGCTGCTGCCAAAGGCCGGCTTCCGTCAGGTGAGCAACCTGCAGCACGGGGACGTTGTGCTGATGCAGATTCGGTCCCCGGTACCGAACCACGCTGGCATTTATCTCGAGTCGGGCGTGCTGGCTTCCGAGCCAGAGCACTACCCGGCCCCGCAATCAATCCTCCATCACCTCTACGGGCGCGACTCAAAGCGCGACCCGTATGGCGGCTATTGGCTGGAAAAGACAGTGAGTATTTGGCGCCATGAAACTCAAGACAATCAGGCTCTACGGGAAGCTGGGGGCTAAGTTCGGCCGCGTTCATCGCCTGGCCGTAGCGAATGCCGCCGAAGCCGTGCGGGCGCTGTGCGTAATGCTGCCCGGCTTCGAGAGCCACATGTCCAATGCCCCTGGTGGCTACGCGGTGTTCTACGGCCGCGAGAATGTCGGCGCTGAGGCGCTGGGGCACCCAGCCGGCAAGGACGACATCCGGATCGCGCCTATTCCGGCCGGCGCCAAACAGGGCGGGCTGTTTGCTGTGATCGTCGGCGTCGTCCTTGTGGTGGCCGGCGCAATCACGGCCAACCCGGCGCTGATGATGGCAGGCGCCGCCATGGCAATCGGCGGGGCAGTGATGATGCTCTCTCCGCAGCCAAGCGCCGCAGAGTCAGCCGACTCGGCCAACAACCGTTCCAGTTACGCATTCAACGGCCCGGTCAACACTGAGGCCCAAGGCAACCCTGTGCCGCTGCTCTACGGCGAATTGATCGTCGGGTCTGCGGTGATTTCTGGCGGCGTTTACGTTGAGGATCGGGCATGACAGCAATGATCAAGGGCGCAAAGGGCGGCAGCTCAAAGCCACGCACCCCCAAGGAGTCGCCGGACAGCCTCGTCAGCATCGCCTATGCCCGCCTGATCGACCTCATATCCGAGGGCGAAATCTACGGGCTCGTCAACGGCTCGGCGTCCATCTACTTGGACGAAACTCCGGCCTCGACCAGCGGCGGCTCGTCCTTCAGCGGCTTTAGCTGGGAGCAACGTACCGGCAGCCAGGATCAGTCCTACCTGGCCGGCTTCCCGCAGGTCGAGAACGAGATCAACATCGGCGTTGAGCTGCAGGCCTCTGCGCCTTGGGTGCGGTCAATCACAAACGCTGACCTGTCTGCGGTTCGGATCAACTTCACAGTGCCACGCCTGGCAAAGCAGAACACCAGCAACGGCGACACTACCGGCTACCGGGTTGACTACGCCATTGACGTAGCGATTGGCCTTGGCGCTTACCAAGAGGTGCTGACAGGCGCCTTCAACGGCAAAACCACTGGCGGCTATGAGCGTTCCGTGCGGATTGACCTGCCGGAAGGCTCTGGCGGCTGGCGTGTGCGCGTGCGCCGGCTGACCCCGAACAGTACGTCGTCGGCCATCGCAGATACGGTAAACATCAAGTCGTTCACCGAGATCATCGACGCCAAGTTCCGCTATCCGAACTCGGCCATCGTTGGCGTCTCCTTCGATGCGGAAGCGTTTGGCGGGTCGGTGCCGCGCCGTGGCTACCATGCCCGCGGCCGGATCATTCGCGTGCCGAGCAACTATAGCCCGGAAACTCGCACCTACACCGGCATCTGGGACGGCACGTTCCAACTGGCGTACAGCAACAACCCGGCGTGGATCTACTACGACCTGCTGCTGCACCCGCGCTATGGTCTCGGTGACCGCATCGATGCAAGCCAGGTGGACAAGTGGGGGCTGTACCAGATCGGCCAATACTGCGACCAGCTGGTCAGCGATGGGAAAGGCGGGCAGGAGCCGCGCTTCGTCTGCAACCTCTACCTGCAGAAGCGCGCTGATGCCTACAAGGCGCTGCAGGACATCGCAGCAGTGTTTCGCGGCATCACCTATTGGGGCGCCGGCCAGGCGATCGTCTCGGCCGACATGCCAGCTGACCCGGTCTACACCTACACCAACGCCAACGTCAAAAACGGCAAGTTCAGCTACAAGGGCAGCAAGCGCAGCACCCGCTACAGCGCCGTTCTGGTGGGCTGGAACGATCCGGCCGACATGTATCGCCGCAAGGTCGAGTACGTGCAGGATGACGACGCCATCGCTCGTTTTGGTGTTCAGACTACCGAGATCACGGCGCTCGGCTGTACGTCGCAGGGACAGGCGCAACGTGCCGGCCGCTGGGCGCTGCTGACCAACCTGCTTGAGACGGAGACGGTCACGTTCTCTGTCGGGCTTGACGGAATCCGTGCGCGCCCAGGTCAGATCATTCGAGTGGCTGACAATGCTCGGGCTGGGCGCCGGATTGGCGGCCGGTTGAGCGCTGCAACGACGACCGTCATCACCGTGGACAAGGTCGAAGGCGTGCAGAGCGGCGACGAGCTGACCTGCATCCTGCCAAGCGGAGTCGCGCAGACCCGCGGCATAGTCGCGGTAGACGGGAATCAGCTGACTGTCGCGCCTGCATTCGACGCAGCGCCTGTCGCGCAGAGCGTGTGGGCTTGGGAATCGACCAGCCTGGCGGCCCAGCGCTACCGGATTGTCAGCATCGCCGAGTCTGGTCCGCTGGAATATGCCATCACGGCGAGCAAGTACGTCGAGGGCAAACACGCCGCAGTCGACAGTGGGGCGATCATCAGCCAGCGCCCGATCACGGCAATCCCCTCCAGCGTGCAAGCAGCGCCGCAGAACATCCGCGCTATCAGCGACTGGATGATCGAGCAGACCCTGGCTGTCACCACAATGACGATCCTTTGGGATGCAGCGCCGGGCGCCACCCGCTACGACGTGGAGTGGAAGCGCGGCGATGGGGCCTGGGTCTATGCAGGGCGCGTTGGCGGTACCGAGATTGACGTGGTCGGCATCTACGCCGGTACCTACCAGATCCGCGTCCGCGCACTGAACAGCCTGGACGTGGTGAGCCCGTGGGGCTACAGCGAGGCGATCGATCTGGCCGGCAAGGCCGTAACCCCGCCCGCAGTGGCTTTCCTGAATGCCGTGCCTGAGGTATTCGGCATCCGTCTGGAGTGGGGGTTTCCCGCCGGCGCAGAAGACACGCTGCGCACCGAGATTCAGTATGGATCGGCGCAAAGCGAGCAGGACGCGCTGCATCTCGGCGACTACGCCTATCCGGCCAACACGCACACCATGACCGGCCTGGCCGCTGGCGTGACGTTCTGGTTCCGGGCTCGGCTGATCGACAGGACCGGCAACATTGGCCCGTGGTCTGGCTGGGTGATGGGCCAGTCCAGCGCAGACGCGACGGCAATCCTTGAGTACATCACTGGCCAGATCAGCGAAACCGAACTCGGGCAGAACCTGCTTGCTCGGATCAACCTGATCGATGGCGATGGCCCTGGCTCGGTCAATGACCGTATCAGGGAGCTTGCCGACGCGATCGAGTACTCGCCGAACAATGCCTATCTGGCCGGTGATTCGGTTCGCGATGGGCAGCGGCTGTATCAGGCCAAGATCGACGTGCCGGCCGACCCGTATGGCGCGAACGCCCCGCCGAATGCGACCTACTGGCTCGACGTCGGGCAGGTGGTACAGTCGGCGAACGGCCTTGCGCTGCAGGTCGAGCAGAACACCGCCAGTATCGAGGAAATCGACGGCGCTATTACTGCTCAGGCCTCCACTCTGGAGGCGCTGCAGGCAACCTGGCGCGACGATGACGGAGAGGGTGAGCTGGCGGATGCGCTGCGCGGATGGCAAACGCAGGCTCAGTACGCGCAGGAGGTCAAAACCCGCGCGTCTCAAAGCGAGGCTTCGGTTGAGCGAGACACGCTGCTCGGCGCTGACCTGGCGAGTAACGCGGCCCGGCTGTTAATCGAGGAGCAGACCCGCGCCTCTGCTGACTCGGCTCTGTCACAGCAGATCACAACGCTTACCGCAACGGTGAACAACGACATCCGCGCAGCCTTGCAGTCAGAGGCGACCGCGCGCGCCAATGCTGACAGCGCTCTGGGACAGCGCATAGATACCACCCAGGCATCGGTAGGGCAGAACTCGGCGGCGATCCAAACTACGCAACAAGCAGTTGCCAGCCTGAATGGCGATCTGTCCGCGATGTACTCGGTGAAGCTGCAGCTGACCCAGGATGGCAAGTACTACGCCGCAGGCATGGGGCTTGGTATCGAGAACACGCCTCAGGGGATGCAAAGCCAGGTGCTGTTCCAGGCTGATCGGTTTGCAGTGATCAACACCGCCAATGGGGTGATCAGCACGCCGTTCGTGATTCAGGGAGGCCAGGTGTTCATCAACTCGGCGGTGATCGGTGATGCATCAATCACCATGGCCAAGATCGCGGACGCTCTGCAGTCCACGAACTACGTGGCCGGGCAGCAGGGGTGGCGCCTGGACAAGGCCGGCACCTTTGAAATCAACGGCAGTGTGGCAGGGCAGGGGCGCATGCAGATGACGAACAGAGCGCTGAAGGTGTTCGACGCGAACAATGTACTGCGCGTGCAGCTTGGGGATTTGACCGCATGAGCGATGGACTAAAAGTGCTAGACGAGAACTCTAAAGTTCTCGTCGACACCTCTACATATACGGTTAAGGATATAAAGAGGGTCCGCGTGACGGGAACTGGAAACCACCGGCAAACCTATTCAATACCTGAAATTAAAGCAGATTCTATCGTTGTGGTTACGAGGGTTAGCGCGGCAGTTGGAAGTCTGCCTGCGGCAACATGGAACGACGGAGTTCTGACCTTGTTAGTTTCTCAGTCAGGCGTTCAATACAATGTTTATGTGATGGGCTGATATGTTTGGATTCCGCTCTTTAAACGATTCAAATATTATGCAGATTTCTGACGAGCACCCAATTCTTGCAGTGATCGGCCAGGGAGTTTTGCCCGCTATGGCAAATATCCTGTCCAGCACGTCAGCGACCTATGCGCAGCCAGTGCTTACGGCTGAGCCGCCTATGGTGTTTATCAAGCCACGCGCCGCGTTTATCGGCTCGATACTGATCCACAGGGGTGCGCCAGGGAATTGGACCGGTTTTACTATAGATAATAGTAGTAGAGGAGTCGGCGGCTCTATCCCAGGGCTCGGATCATTAGGCGCGGCCGACTATTTTATCGCTCACTTTGATGCGGCGAAGCCAAGAATAGGGTACGGGCTTTTTGTACAGGACGGCGTAGCTAAAGCTTGTTATTCATCGAATGATATTCCAGTTAAGCTGCTCGGCGGCTCCGTAAGTGGCGGCTGGGGTGGCTCGACGGGATTTTCAACAACAACCGGATACTACTATGCTGGCTACAGGCACGCATGGATAGGCGGGAGCGATAGTTATATTCTGGCAAACTCTATCTGGGGCGGCACGCATAATACGGGAGTGTCTTTCCCATTTATGTCGTCTGGCTTTAAACAGGGGGATCGCAGCTTTGTTTATGCCTATGCAGATGCTAGCGACTCCGCGCTTGGTGGTCCGCCGATCAACGGCCGCACCTTCTTTGCTGCAGTCATCTGAACTGCCGCCCGCTCGTTTCCTGCTAGGGCATCGTCTGCCGGTGGAGAACCGCTAGGCAGCCGTTATAACCAAGGGGCGGGCTTGCATCTTTGGCGGCCTGTGAGACAACGCAGCAGGATCGTGACAGGCGCTCGCTTGCCGCTCGGTTTCTTGACCGGCGGCAAGAATTCTACTGTTCATCTATACAGTATTTTAGGTTGCTGCAGATACAATGCGCAGAGCCGATGTTGGGGAGGATGACCCATGGAAGACGCAGCACAGAGTGACAATGTTTATGCGCTGGCCCGCGCCCGCGCGACAGCGGTAATCCGCTGATCTTCGAGGACGACAGGGACACGATAGAGGCTACGCGGGACTACTGCGCGAGCTGGTCAGGCTGGGATCGCTGGACGCCGAAGCGCTGCGCGGGTGAGTACTGGCGTTGCAGGCTGTTCATCGCCTGATTCAAAAACTTTGCAACTTACGACCCGCCGAGTGCGGGTTTTTTATTGCCCAAATAAAGGAAATGCCAATGTGGTATTCGGCAGGAACAGTGGCCGTCACGGCCAACAGTGCGACAGTCACCGGAACTGGCACGGCATTTAGCGCCAATGCCCGTGTCGGCGATGCGTTTCGCGGCCCAGACGGGCGCTGGTACGAAATCACCAATATCGCCAGCGCGTCGGTGATCAGCATCTCGCCAGCCTATCAGGGCGACACGGCTACAGGTCAGACGTACGCCATCGCGCCGATGCAGGGCTACGTCAAAGAGTCGGCTGACCGGCTGCGGCAGCTTGTAGATCAGTTCGGGTCGCAGCTCGCGGCGTTGCAGCCGTGGGCGTACGCGCCGACACTGGACGCTGCGCAGACGGCATTCGGTATGTCAGCCTCGGGCAAGGCGGTTGCAACAGGCACGGCGGCTCAGGCGCGTACGGCACTTGATACACCCAGCGCAACCACCCTCAAACAAGCATCCCCCTCAATCCTCATCGTCGACCAACTCCGCCGCTCTGTCGAAGCAGCCACTGGCGGTCGGCAAACCGTGCTGTACACAGCCAAGGGCCAGCCCAGCCACATGTACGTGCTGCCGCGCTTCACCTGCGAGGACGTTGCGCCGGGCGGTGAGTTGGGCACGGGCACGCACCCGGCATTTCTGTTCAATGGCGTGGCCGCTCAGGAGATTTTCGTCGGGGCGCACCTTGCTTCCGAGGTTGCCGGCGAGGCTGTCAGTCGACCCTTTGTCGATCCGCGCACATCGTTGAACTTTGACCAGTCACGCGCCCTCTGCCAGGCCAGCGGTCCCGGCTGGGATCTGATGAGTAACCTCGACTGGGCGGCGATTGCGCTCTGGTGCATGGCGAACGGGTACGAGCCGCTGGGCAATACTAACTGGGGGCGCCATCACACCAAGCGCTGGGAGACTGCGCGCCGTGTTGACACCCTGCAGCCGGGCGAGGCAGCCGGCACAGGCCGAACTTTGACCGGCTCCGGCCCGGCAAGCTGGGCGCACGATGGCACGCCCGCCGGCATCCAGGATCTGGTCGGCAACGTCTGGGAGTGGGTCAGCGGGATGAAGATGATCAACGGTCGCGCCTGGCTTGCTCCTGATAACGGGCGGCTCACCGAGAGCCAGTTTGTCGATAGCGGTTTCGATATGCCCACCACAATGGTGTTCTCAGCGGCGCCCGCAGCAGGGGCCAGCGCACTGGTAAAGCAGTCCCTGATTGCCCCAGCTTCGGCCTCTCTCGCTCCGCAGGGCCACCTGTACACCGATCTGACGGCTGAGCGCCTGCCGCTCCGTGGCGGCGCTTGGAACTCTTCGTCCGGTTCCGGGCTGGGCGCGTTGTACCTCGCCCACGCCCGCGCGCTTGCGGACCGCGCTGTCGGCTTCCGTCCCCGCTTTCGCGCTCTGTAATCTGCCTTTCAGGCTTCTGTCAGGCCTGGCGATAGCCGGGCCGTAAGGATTTAACGTGCCACAGCAAGACTTGCAGATTCGCCTCAAGGTCGAGGCGATGATTCAGTACGCCTATGCGCCGCTGCGCAACTTTCCAAAATCAGAAAAACATGTGCTGTCGGCTGAGATTCGGCAGAGCATGTTTCGGCTGCTGCGCCTCGTGATCGTAGTCAATCGGCGGTATCTATATGTGCGCCCAAGTGATGCGCTTTGCTGCATTAAATACTGACATCTTGTGCACACGGGGGTAGTCCACTGCGACGGAGTTTATCTCTTCTCCCGCCTCATATCGGGATCGTATGGCAAGCACATCCGACTCCGTGAGCTTGGCCCGACCATTTCGGGAGCCTTCAGCGTAGTTACCGTTATGCCGAAACGCGTCATAAACATTCTCTTTAACCGTCCCGTACTTCAGGTTGGCGAGGGAATTATTCAGCGATTTTCCGTCAAGGTGCCGTACCACGACGTTTCTGGGTTGGATTCCTTGCCAGCACTCAAGCATGAATCGGTGCACGGAAACCAGTTTTGTGCTGCCGCCTTGTGTCACTCGGCACTTCCTGTAAGGAGGCGTGTATTTTGGCTGTACGACGAATTGAGCAACAGCAACCCAGTGATCCGCTCTTGCTGCCGGGCCTGAGCGAGGGAGTCCGCGACGCGACACGGCTGGACGGCAAAAGACGCGCCCGTCAGTGCTTGTGGCGTAACAAGTAAATACAGGATGGGTGGCTACATTGACAGTCATTCCGTCCACTTCAATTTCCATTGCGCGATCTCGCTTTAAGGTAGATATATATACAAGTATATCACCATGACTTTTACCTATCCATTCAGGAGAGCAACATGACACAGCCAGTAGAAGATGAAGGCCCGATTGAATCCCATGCCGACTGGGCGCTCAGCGAAATCGAGCGCCGCCGCCGCGCGGCCTACGCCGACCCCGTCAGCGGCAGCGACCTGCACTTTGCCGAGGCCAGCCGGCTGGAGGCCATGGGTGACGCCGAGGGTGCCGCCGCAGCAAAACAGCGTGGCATTGCGCGGTATCAGCAGATTCAGGACTCGCACCCGTACCCCGTCGAATAATTCGGCCTCAGTTATTCAGCCCGCCACTGAGCGGGCTTTTTTCGCCTGGAGTAAATGGAATGACCCTCTCTGAAATACGGGAGCGAGCCATAGCGCCCGCTCTCGCGACCCGCTTTGCCTGGAGAAAACTATGACCCTCGGACAAAAACAGCGTGCGTTCACTCAGATGATCGCGCGGTTGATCGACTTCGCCTATGCGAATGGCTACGAGCTGACATTTGGTGACGCTTACCGCGACCCGCGGGTACACGGGGCCGTTGGGGAGAAGAAATCGTACAGCTCGGCCGTCTCCTTGCACAAAGAGCGCTTAGCTGTTGACTTCAACCTGTTCAAGGGCGGCAAGTACATGACCGCCAGCGAGGACTACCGGGAGCTTGGCGAGTTTTGGGAGTCGATCGGTGGCACCTGGGGCGGGAGGTTCAACGACGGCAACCACTTCTCGCTCGAACACGGTGGGCGCAAATGACCGCCTGGCTGAAGTTCGTGCCCAGCTGGGCCTGGTGGGTGCTGGCTCTGGCCGTTGTGGCCGGCGGTCAGCAGATCCGGGTGCTATCGGCGCAGTCTGACGCCGCGCAGGCGCAGGCCGATCTTTCAGACTACCGCACAGAAGTCAGCGAGCGCGACCGCCGTGCCGCGCTGTTCGTCATTCAGGAAAACCAGCGGCGCCAGGCCGCTACGGAGAAAGCAGATGCAGAGGCACAGGAACAACTGGCTGCAGCGCGTACTGACGCTGAGCGCGCTGGCAGTGCTCTTGAGCGGCTGCAGCAGCGCCTCGCCGCAGCTGAGCAACGCAGTCGTGACGCCGGCAATGCCATCACTGCCCAGCTCAGCCAGGCAGCCGAAGGCGCCGCCCGAGTGCGAGCCGACGTGCTCGGCAGGGTTGGAGAGGCTGCTGAACTCTATGCTGGAGTCGCCGACGAGCGAGGAGTAGCTGGGTCTGCGTGTGAGCGGGCCTATGATTCTGTGAGGAATGAATAGAGTTCATGGGTTCAGGTGGGGGAAAAGTGGGGGAGCCATTCCCCCAAATATCGCCTAGCCACCCCATAGGGTAGTGCGGTAAGGCGCTAAGAATGCGGTGTTCAGGTTTGTGCGGTTTGGTGCGGCGGGTGTGCTAAACGGATTCGAAATCCGTTGTATCCGCAAGGGTACCTAGGGTTCAAATCCCTATCTCTCCGCCACTAACACAGTGAAATCAAGGGCTTGGCGGGTTTCGACCTCCAAGCCCTTTTTCTTTGGTGCGCAGATTGGGGGAGCTACGGGGGAATGGCTTCGCTTGACGCTCCCCTACGCTCCCCCATAGATTCCCCCGCATGGCCTATTTCGAGAAGCGCGGAAGCTCCTGGCGTGCCCAGGTTCGCCGCAAAGGATATCCAACCCTATCAGCCACCTTTGACACCAAGGCAGAAGCCCAGCGATGGGCTGCCGAGATCGAAGGGGATATGTCGCGTGCTCGGTTCGTGGATATACGCGAGGCCGAAAGCACGACACTGGCCGAGGCGCTGAAGCGGTACCGGCGCGAGGTAAGCGATCACAAGAAGGGTGAGAAGCAAGAGGGCGTCCGCATAAAGCGGTGGATGGAAGATCCGCTGGCGGAGAAGTCGCTGGCCTCGCTCAAGTCTTCAGACCTGGCCGCCTGGCGTGATGAAAGGCTGAAGGAGGGGAAATCCACCGCAACGGTTCGCCTGAACCTGGCCATCATCAGCCACCTATATACAGTGGCCGCGAAGGAGTGGGGGATTGAAGGGCTGGTAAACCCATGCCGGAACCTGCGGATGCCCGCCGGCAGCAAGTCGCGCGATCGCCGCCCGACCAGCGATGAGCTGAGCCGGATATATGCCGAGGCTGCGAAGATTCACCACGAGCTGCCGGTCATCATCGAACTGGCAGCCGATACGGCCATGCGCAGATCCGAGCTGGTACTGCTGCGGCGCGACCAGATCAAAGGAAAGGTCGCGCACCTTGAGGACACGAAGAACGGATCTCGCCGGTTGGTACCGCTCTCGAGTCGTGCGCGCAAGCTGCTGGACGAACTGCCGAAGCAGATCAATGGCCGCGTGTTCTCCCTGTCGCCTCAGTCCGTGAGCAACTACTTCCCACGCGCCTGCAAGGCTGCCGGCGTGGTCGGGCTGACCTATCACGATCTGCGCCACGAGGCCACGAGCCGCCTGTTCGAGCGCGGCTTCACGATGATGGAGGTGAGCGCAATTACTGGCCATAAGTCTCTCGGCCAGTTGCGCAGGTACACTCACCTGTCGCCGCACGACCTTGCGGACAAGTTGGGCTAGAGTACGTGAGCCCACGTCTTACCAAGAATGATTTTGCTTACTTGTGATTTTGGTAGCCCGAATTCCTCACATATCCTCGCCTGAATTGCGCCTGACCGATATCGGTTCTTGATTGCCCCCACCAGCTCTTCGGTTAACTTTGATGTGCTAACCCGCGAGCCGCGAGCCATGTTCCGCCCTCGCGCGAATGATCGCTGCATGTTTACCAGCTTCGACACCGGCTCAAGATTGCCTATGGAGTTGTCGTCTTTGATGCCGTTTATATGGTCTATCTCTTCATCACAGCCTAACGGCCTTACAAATGCCGCATAGACAAGGCGATGAGATAAAAAGGCTCTCGACTTCCCGTCCTTGCGCAGCATGTATTTGATGTAGCCATCGGTCGTGTATCTTGGCTTAAGGATCATGCCGGCCATGCGTCCTCGGCCGCCGATATCAACTCTTGTCCGGCCAATCGACGAGATTGAATAAATCCCCTCATAGCCTGGTATAGGCTTCCATTGCTCATCCATCACGCTACACCCCGCAACTTTGGCGGCTCGCGCCGCTTCCTGCCAACCTTCGGCGCCTTGTGTTCGCCGCTCTCATATTCCCGCAAGAACCTGCGGACCGACTCTGTACGCCAGCAATGCCGCACGCCCTGCTTGAATCCAGGCGGCAACCAGGTTGCCCCGTCACGGATAGCAGAGCGTATCGCGCATTCTGTTCGGTTCAGCATCTTCGCCAGTTCTGGCACATGCAAAATTTCAGGCTCCATCTCTCACCCCCTCACCGTTACGCCGGCTGCTATCGCCTTGTCTGTGTGCATGTCTATCTCCTGCTGCGTGTTGGGTTAGGCGGCAACGCGCCGAATGATTGGAAGAAGCTGGCCGAGGTCGGAACGCTCCAGGGCGGCGACATTGGCCAGCCCGTAAGCCACCAAGCAGATTGGCGCGCCCGAGTTGAACGCTGCCCGACTGCCGTCTACGCGGTGGAAGTGTGGCCGGCCTTGTAGGAACAGGACGGCATCAGCTGCGCCCCATACCGACTCGAAGAACATGGCCGTCTCAGTGCGCGCCGGTATCAGCGCAATGCCATTGCCGTGGGCGGCCAGCTTGCGCATCCACTTGGTTGCCTCACGGCCAAACGGCGGATTCATCCAGACTCGGCCTTGCCACACTTGCGACAGGCCGTCGTCTTCTTTGCAGTAGTGCTTGGCCGCGGTCGGCCAGGGACGGCGCGACTCGTGCGGAGAGCATGGATCAAGATCGAACTGCCCGAGCGCGGCTAGAATTTCTGGCGGCGTCAGCCATTCATCGGTGCCCATGACGGGCGACTGGTGTCCTGACATGGACATAGCAAATCCTCCCCGCCGACTCTCGCCGGCAGGCTGTGTGTTTGGGTGGGGTTAGGGGGTGGTTAGTGGCGCATCATTCCGCCTACTTGGCGGCAAGGGCTGTGTTGATCTGGTCGACCAGGGCGTCCATAGCCGCGTAAACGCCCTGTCGGTAGTCAGGCGCGTGCGAATGGCCGATACCATCCTTCATCCGCACGGTGATGGTTTGGCTGCTCTGGTTGATCTTCAGTTCTGATATCTGGTCAGCAGCCACGTAGCAGCCGTCATTCAGCTTGATCATTCGACTCATTTCTCACCGTCCTTGGCCCAGCCCATGACCTTGTGCTTCAGGAAGTCGCCAGCGCGGGCAGCCACGGCGCAGTGCTCCTTGGTAACGCCGTAGGTGGTGACGTGCTCGCCGTGCGGATCAGGATCGTCGCCGACCTTGCGAGCCACGATGATCACTTGGTCGTAGCCGTACTCTTTGGCGATGCGCTCGGCAGCTGAAATTGGGATTGGCTTCATCATTCACGCCTCCCTCGCAGCCATGGCGGCATCGATGCGTGACAGCCATTCATTGGCCTGCTCCAGGGTTGTGATACCGTGCGCTTCTGCCTCGCGCCTGGCTTCGATGTGCGCTTTTTCGAAGTTGTGATCGTTCCATACAAAGGCGAGCCACAAGAGGCGTCGCGCCATCGATTCCCGTGCAGTGTGCTCATTCCGCAGCGCCTCGATCTCAGCGCATAGCTGGTCGATCTCGCTCTTTCGGTGCTTCGTGCCATCGTTCCGCCCCTTGTCATAGCCCGACTGCCAGCTATTCGCATCGGACTGCAGAGCCTTGACCTGCTCCCGCAGCCTATCGCGCTCGGTCTTCAGCGCGCGGATGTTTGCGTGCACATTCCCGACATCAGGGTCGCCGTTTTCATCCGGTGCAAACTCGCTGGCGTAGGCCATGCGCGCCGCTGCGAGCCTATCCCGCTCGGCGGTCACGGCTGACAGGGCGGCACCCATGCGGCGCACGATCTCCTCGACCTGCTGCACGCGCGGCTCCTCGTCCGCGCTTACGTCGAGCCGGTCCAGCAGGTGCAGGGCCATCCACGCATCGCTGCCCATCTCGACTGGCCCTTTCGCCTCTGCGGGCTGTTCAAGAATGGCGCGCAAATCTTCCGCCACCGAACCTTCAACGCAGCCACCACCTGGTGCGTGTACCTCAAGCCATGTCGCTGCGCTGTCCAGCAGATCCAGATCAACCAATACCTTACTCATGGCTTTCTCCTTGGGTTGATAGGGCGGCGCGGATGGCGTCACGGTCGGCGGTGACTTCGTTTCGCCCGCACGAATGGCCTGACTCGCACTCGCAGCAATTCAGCTCAAGCCAGTCAGTCAAGCGGCGCTCGATTCGCTCCAGGCGTGTGCGGGGAAGGGATAGCCCACTCGGCTCCGGCTGCGGGGCGGTCTGCGCGATGGGTGGGGTGTTCAGCAACTCGACGTCCTCCAAGGCTTCGTTGTAAGCCATCCCGGCGCGCTTGCTTTCGGGATCAAGAAGGCCGTCCAGGTTCTTGCGCTGCGGCAACCGGATAGGCTGCTGCTCGGTCTGCGCGGGGCGTGCTGAGAGGGCGGCGCGGATAACCAGCTCCAGTTCGTCGGATTCGAGGTGGTAGCTGCCATCCTCTAGCCCGCCAAGCTCGAATGCTTTCTGCATCGCCGCTTCCTTGCTGTCATCGTTCAGCCCACTCTGCTCCTGCTGCGGGGCGGTCTGCGCGATGGGGGCGGCGTACAGGTCTGTTCCAGGCTCCAGCTTGCAGAGGTGCGCAATGAGCTGCTGCTGCGCGTTCCAGTCTGTGCCCATCCATGTCGCCACCGGCTGCTGCTCGGTCTGCGCGGGGCGGGCGGCACGCTCCTGCCATGCTGCCCATGCTGCGTTTGTGCGTGCACTGGCGTAGTCATCAGTGCCGGCACTCCATTGCAGGCCGCCGACAATCAGCCACTTGTCGCCCTGAGTTTTAGCCCACGCCTCAAACGTTTTCCGCTCATCCTGCGCCGCTGCTTGCTCTACTGCCGCCTGCCCATCCCTGAACCCCTGCGCTGCGGCTGTGGCCATGTCGACGGCGGTGTAGGTGTCGGTGGGATCGGCCTGCTGGGATAGGGCGTCCTTAATCCGTACAGCCAGCGTGATCATGGAAAGGTGCAGGCCGCAGCCATCGCCGTAGTGTTCGGCTTGGCAATCGACCACCTGCTGCAACAACCCGCGCAGCCTCTCGATCTCAGCCTTCGCCGCCCCCAGCTCAGC